GCTTTGAGTCTGTGGAACATTTTGAAAATGCGATCGCAGAGTTTTATGGTTCCCCTTACGCTGTAGCTACAGATTGTTGCACTCATGCGATTGAGTTATGTCTAAGATACAGCAATATCACATCCTTAGTAGTGCCAAAGCGGACTTATATATCCGTTCCCTTTTTGGCCAATAAATTAAATATAGAATTAAAGTGGAAAGATGAAGAATGGAGCGACTATTATTATTTAGGTGATACTAATATCATAGATGCTGCCGTTTTGTGGAGAGAGGATTCTTACATACCGGGCACACTCATGTGCCTTAGTTTTCAGTTTAGAAAGCACTTAAATTTAGGAAGAGGGGGTATGATTCTCACAGACAATCAAGATTCATTTTCAATGCTAAAGAAAATGTCTTATGATGGTAGAGACCCAAACATTCCATGGCGGGAACAAGACATAGAAACTGTTGGATATCACTACTACATGACCCCGGAGACAGCGACTTTAGGGCTGAACAAATTACCAGACGCTATAAAAACCCAGCCAACAAAATGGTCTATATTAGACTGGCCAGATCTAACAAAGATGAAAATTTTTAGAGAGAAAAAGTGAAACCACAAATATCAATTATAACCGCTACACACTACAGGCCTGATTTATTAGCAAGATGTATCAAGGCGGTGCAACAGTCTACTTTTAAAAACTACGAACACATAGTGGTTTCAGATCACTGTCCCAAGGCTCGTCAAGTATATGATATGTTTAAGGATGATAAGAGAATTAGGTTTTTTGAAAATCCGCCACCCCATATACCAAACCAAGGTTCCCGTGCCCAAAATTTAGGAATACAGGTTTCAAGATCTGAAAATATTTGTTATTGTAATGATGATAATATTATCATGCCTAATCACTTAGGCCTGCTACACAATGCATTATCAACGGGAGAACATGATGTTGTTTATTTAATGACACATGAAATACGCTGCGGACGTGGAGACAACTCTATCAAAAATATTGTGAAGCGGGACTTCTTTAAAGACTTAGAACCAGAAAAATATGTTAAATCAGATTTATTATATTCAAACCCAAGGGATATGTCCAATCTTGGGCACACAAAAGAGATAATTAAGAAGTCTGGACAGTGGAAGTTAGCGCACGAATGTCACCTGAACGTAGAGGATACTGATTTTTTGAATCGCTTGGATGAGGCCGCAGGCGATAGAATAAAAAATATCTTAACTTATAGCAATGTGTACTACGTTAGAAATTCTTGTTTTCATCGAGATAATGTTTATCATGATAAAGTAAAAAATATGTCACAAGATGAAGTATTTGTTTATCCTGAGCTTTTGAAAACAACAGGTGTTATTTAATATGGCCAAGCGAGCACTAATAACAGGAATCTCAGGTCAGGACGGAAGTTATTTGGCTGAACACTTACTTGATCTTGGGTATGAAGTTCATGGTGTTATCAGGAGGACTTCTGTTGCTGAAAATCAAGATAGCAGGATCAAACACTTGCAGGACATAGTTAACACTCACTATGGTGATATGTTAGATCAGCCATCCTTAACAAAAATATTAGTGGATGTTCAGCCGGATGAAATCTATAATTTAGCAGCGATGAGTCACGTTCGAATCAGCTTTGATGTCCCGTCATTTACTATACAGACTAATGGCATAGCGGTTCTAAACTTGCTGGAAGCGTATAGAATGTTTGCACCGAGTGCAAAATTTTATCAAGCTAGTTCATCAGAAATGTTCGGCAATTCAGTGGATGAGGATGGAGTCCAAAGACTAACAACTCCGATGAATCCGGTTAGCCCATATGGATGTGCCAAGCTATTAGCATATAATCTGGTTAGACACTACAGACACGCTTATGGTCTTCATGCTTGCAATGGAATTTTGTTTAATCACGAATCTCCTCGGAGGGGTTCAAATTTTGTTACCAACAAGGTTGTAAAAACAGCCGTTGAAATAAAGAAAGGTTTAAAAGATAGGCTTGAATTAGGCAACCTAGACTCTTATCGAGACTGGGGCCATTCTAAAGATTATGTGAAAGCCATGCATATGATAGTAAATCATCACACCCCTGATGAGTTTATAGTCGCCACTGGTGAAACAAATTCTGTTCGCGACTTGTGTGACTACGTTTTTAAAAAGTTAGGTATGGATTATAAAGACTGGGTTATACAGAATCCAAAGTTTATGAGGCCTGAAGAATTAAATTATTTAAAAGGGGACTCAACAAAAATAAGGAAAACTTTATCTTGGGAACCAGTATATGATTTTGAGGATCTCATAGATGAAATGATAGCACACTGGATAATAAAACTGGAGAACACATAATGGAAAAAATTAAGTTTGTGCCCAAAGGATGGGGTTTTGAAAAATGGATTGTTAACTGCGAGGAGTATTGTGGCAAACTGTTATACTTTGTTAAGGATAAGCGATGTTCATGGCACTATCACAAGCTAAAAGATGAAGTATTCTATATACAGTCAGGCAGAATGCTTGTGAGATATTCGGATGAAGACGATTTAAATAATGCAGAAGAAATAGAACTTGGTCCGGGCGACAAATTTCATGTTTATCGTGGATTACGACATCAGATGTACGCATTAGAAGACACAGAGCTATTTGAATTTTCAACTCAGCATTTTGATTCTGACAGTTATAGAATAGTAAGAGGAGATTAGCTGTATGTCTACAGGACTTGTGGTAACAGGCGGCTCAGGCATGGTGGGAACAGCGTTTAAAAAACTCTGCCCGGAGGCTGATTATCCGAATAGAAGCCAATTTCATAGCGGAATGTACGACGCAGAAGGCAAGAACTTAGTTCACCTTGCTGCTAAGGTTGGTGGTGTAAAGGCAAACACTGATGAGATAGGTGATTTTTATAGAACAAACTCTATGATTAATCAAAAGCTTCTGCATCATGCATATGTATCAAAGGCAAATAAAGTCGTTTCAATGTTATCAACTTGTGTTTATCCTGATGCACCTTACATCACATATCCATTAACAGAGGAGCAACTGCATCTTGGGCCACCACATTCATCAAACTTTGGCTACGCTTATGCAAAAAGAATGGTGGATGTTATGTCCCGCGCATACCGTCAGCAATATGGGTGTAATTTTATTACTGCTATACCTAATAATTTGTATGGTGAGAATGATAATTTTCACTTAGAAGATAGCCATGTTATACCTGCTATTATTCGTAAGGTGTGGGAAGCTAAAATAAACAAGAAGCCTTTTGTAAAGTGTTGGGGCGACGGATCTCCGCTGAGAGAGTTTACATATTCTGAAGACGCTGCTAAAATATTATTATTTTTGTTAGACAACTATGATGATCCCGAGCCCATAAACATAGGAAATACAGAGGAATACTCTATTAAGCAAGTTGCCGAAATGATATGCTCTATCATGGAATACGATGGTAAAATTCTATGGGATACAGCTATGCCAGCAGGTCAGTATAGAAAACCAAGTTCAAATCAAAAGCTTTTAGATCTTGGTTGGAAAAAAGAATGGTATACTTCTTTGCAAAAAGGCTTGACTAAAACTTGCAAATGGGTTATATTAAAGTATCCAAGCATAAGAGGTGTCTCTTGAAAACAGCTTTAATAACTGGAATAACAGGACAAGATGGATCTTATCTAGCAGAACTTCTTCTGGAAAAAGGATATAGAGTAGTTGGTCTTAAGCGAAGAACTTCTACTATTTGCACCGAACGTCTTGATCACATTTTTGAACACCCTAAATTTACCATGAGATATTTTGAACTAAATGATTCCGGATGCATGTGGCGATTACTTAACGAGTACAAGCCAGATGAAATTTACAATCTTGCAGCCCAGTCTCATGTTCGAGTATCCTTTGAAGTGCCAGAAAGCACTACGGACACTATCGTGATGGGGACTCTTCGTTTACTGGAGGCAATGCGGCATATTGTACCGAATGCACGTTTTTATCAAGCATCCTCTTCAGAGATGTTTGGGGATAACCCTGAGAGTCCACAGGATGAGTCTACAGCCCTTCAGCCCGCTTCCCCATACGCCTGCGCTAAAGTGTATGCTCATCACCTTGTAAGGAACTACAGAGAGGCTTACGGACTACATGCCTCATCAGGCATTCTTTTTAATCATGAGTCTCCCCGCAGGGGCGAAACGTTTGTCACACGAAAAATTACTTTAGCTGCTGCTAAAATTAAATTGGGATTACAGGATAAGCTTTATCTTGGTAATTTAGATGCCATGCGCGACTGGGGTTTCGCTGGAGACTACGTTAAAATGATGTGGCTAATGTTACAACAAGACGAACCAGACGATTATGTCATCGCGACTGGCGAGACTCACTCTGTTAAAGAATTCTTAGAGGTGGTTTTTGATCACGCTGGTCTAGACATTGAAAAATACGTCGAACAAGATCCGCGCCTGTTCAGACCCCATGAGGTCCCGCTGCTGTTGGGGGATGCCACAAAGGCAAAAAATAAACTAGGCTGGAAACCTGAAATTAAATTCAAAGAACTGGCTATTATGATGTATGAAGAGGAATATAAATCCCTTCTATAAAGGAGATACGATGAGAAAAGTATTAGTTACGGGTGGTTGTGGTTTCATTGGTAGCAATCTAGTTGATTACCTGAGAGATTTAAATTACAACGTGGTTGTTGTAGACAATATGTCATCCGGAAAAAAAGAGTATTGTAGAGATGATGTTGAATACCACTTTGATGATTTTCAAAAAATTCTTAGTGATGGAACCCTAGATGGAGCGGGGATTGAAGCTGTTTTTCATCTGGCCGCAGAAGCTAGAATTCAACCAAGTTTTGAGGATCCAGTTTATACCTGCAACAACAATTCTTTTGGAACGGTAATCGTTTGTGAATTTGCACGAAAGAACAAGTGTAAAGTTGTATACGCTGGCTCTAGTTCTTATTATGGTGGAGTTTATCTTAATCCTTACTGTTTTGCAAAGTGGCAAGGCGAGGAGGCATGCAAGATGTATTCTGAGGTATACGGAGTTAGTACAGCTATTATGAGATTTTTTAATGTGTATGGGCCACGCAATCCAATGATTGGTCAATACACTCCGGTGGTCGCTATTTTTGAGCGACAAAAGAAGGATAATACTCCTTTAACAATCGTTGGAGATGGAGAGCAGAGAAGAGATTTCACGTTCGTTCGAGATATTTGCAGCGGACTTGAGTTAGCTAGTAGAGACACTTGGAATGGTGAAATATTTAATCTTGGCACTGGAATGAACTACTCAATCAATGAGTTAGCAGGCATGTATAACCATGAAAAAGTTCACATCCCGGCCCGCCCCGGTGAAGCAAGATTCTCTCTAGCTGATAACTCAAAAACTGTTGAACTGCTAGGCTGGGAACCACAACAAGATTTAGAGGAATATATAAAGAGTATAACATGAAAGTAGGCTTAATAGGAAACGGTTTCGTTGGAAGGGCTATCTATGAAAATTTAAAGCAAAATTATGATTTTGTTATTTATGACAAAAACCCTGCGTTAGCCAACTGCTGTAACATTTCAGAAATAACGCAAGATTGTAAATTTATTTTTGTCGCAGTGCCGACACCAATGCACTTAGATGGATCCCCAGATCTGTCAATAGTATTAGAGGTAGTTAAGGAAATATATGAAAATTACAATAATAATATTGTAATATTGAAGTCCACTGTGGTTCCGGGCACATCTAAGATGATAAAACAACAGTTTTCCAATCTAAGAATCGTATTCAGTCCAGAGTTCTTGACAGAGGCTCATTCAATAGAGGATTTTAAAAATTGCAGTTATATGATTTTTGGTGGACAAGATGAAGATACTCATGAGTGTGTGAATCTTATGGAGAGTGTTTTTCCTAATAAAAAATATGTTACCTCTGATTGTCAGACCTCTGAAATGGTAAAATATCTGATGAATTGTTTTTTATCGATAAAGGTGTCGTTTGCAAACGAGATGAAGCAGGTATGCGACACTATTGGTATTTCATATGATAAGGTTAGTGAACTAGCACTGTTGGATGATAGGATGGGCAAAAGCCATTTTAGAGTCCCCGGCCCTGATGGATTTCACGGCTTCGGTGGTAAATGTTTTCCAAAAGATTTGAATGCTTTGATGTATTATTGTATTTCAAACAATATAAAGCCCACGATGTTAAGAGCAGCGTGGCAAAAAAACTTAGAAGTTAGAGAAGAAAAAGATTGGCTCAATATAGAGGGAGCCGTGACTAAGGAGAAAAAAGATGAGTAATAACGATATGTATATGTCAGATCAGGCCCTTGGGTCACTGATGATGGCGCTTCAAAGATCTTTAATGGAGCAATCGGATATAGTACCAGTACTGAAAGGTTTTAAATTTAGACTTTCAGAACAAGGTTTGGTGGTTATTAACCCTCCGTTGGTCAAATTACAAGAAGATTTTGAGGAAAACGAGGAGGAATGACTTGCCACGTTATACTTATAGATGCGATGTCTGTGGCAATTCTTTCGAAGTATCTCACTCAATTTCTGAGAAATTAACTAACTGCAAATGTGGTAAAGAGGGTTCATTAAAAAGAATCCCCTCTTTGCCTTTTCGTGTTTCTACTAAACCAAATAAACAAAAAGCAGGGGAAATGGTTAAAGATTTTATTGAAGATACTAAAAAAGAGATAGCGGCCTCCAAATCAGAGATGCTAAAAGAGGTGGATAATGACTGAGTTAATATTTATATCTCTATTTGTGCTTTCTGTTTTACTAAACATTTTTGTTATTTGGTATTGCCGAAATCTTATAGTGAGTTTGTTCGACGTGTCAAGCAATATGCAAACACTTGTCGAGGAAGTGTTGGCTTTTGATCAACACTTAAATAGCGTTCATGAGCTAGAAGTATTTTATGGAGACGAAACGCTAGGAAATCTAATACGACATTCTAAGGGTTTAACCGAAACGCTGGAAGACTTCGTAGAAATCTACACTCTCTTTGACCAAGAAACAGAAGAGAGATTAACCGAGGAGGTGCCTGATGATGCCGATGCCCAGACCCAAGAAACGCCGTAGAAAGGGTAAACAGTATTTTACCAAAGAGCACGAAAATGCAATAATACAATATGTGGCATCGACAGACATTAGGGAGAGATCCTATCTGTATAACGAGTTTATCGGCCCTGTATTTAGTGAGATGGTAGACAAAATAGTTTACACTTATAAGTTTACCACACTTCCCAACATCGCGGATTTACAGGACGAATGCAAGGTGTGGCTTGTCACTATTCTTCCCAAATACAATCCAGAGAAGGCCAAAGCTTTCTCATACTTCTCAGTCATTACCAAAAACTGGTTTATCCATAAAGTCAAGAAACAAAACAAAAAGCGTAGAACAGAACTTGAGATTGTCGAGCAGTTACCAAAAGAAATGGAAATGAAGTATCTTTCCACTGCCAACCCTTATCCTAGTCGTCGTGAACACGAAGAGTTTTTCAACTTTCTAAAGAGCGAGATTGATACTTGGGAGCACGACAAAATGAAAGAAAACGAAGAAAAGGTACTAAATGCCGTCCGTATTCTATTTGAAAGCGCCGAAGACATAGAAATTTTTAACAAGAAAGCTATTTATTTATATATGAGAGAGATAACTGGTTTAAACACCAAACAAGTTGTCAACAACCTTAATAAAATGCGTGTTAAATATGCAGTCTTCCGCAAAAAATGGAATAAGGGCGAGTTATGAAAGATTTAGATCACTATCTTGAGACAGCGATCAAAAACATACAAGACGACCGTGAGGTCACCAAAGAACTCTTAGACGATGTGATGCGGTACCTCTCCAAAGACGAGGAGAGACACACGCAGGTGGGCTCCGTGGCGGCTAAGTATGTGGAGACCCTGCAACGCTCCAACGAGCAGCTAGTGAAGATCTCAGGCCTTATTCACAAGCAACAGGCTGGTGACACAGGCTTGTCAGACTCTGACCGTGAAGACATCTTTGAGATGTTGCAACAGGAGAACGCTGATGGCTGAAGTAGATTTTCGCAATATCCTTCCGGGCCAATTGAATCCAGACCTCACGCCGGTTATTGGTAGTCCGATTGCACGTTCGTCCAATATTATTGATGACCCGATGTCCATATATCGCAGGTCTATCAAAAATGTGTTTGCCCCAAATGTGTTTGAAAATGTTACCGTTCTCCGAGCAGTGGTTTTATATGTTTATCAAACGCCGGGCCAGCCAATCCTTGGTAACCTGCCGCTTAAACAACGTTCAAGAAACGAGAGGTCGGACGCTACCTCCGTACATTTAGTTCAGTACGGCCTTGAAGCCGGCGATGAGGTTTATATTAAATGTATGATTCCAGAGGTTCATTTGCACAACCCCAACCCATTTGAGGCTAATGATGCTGCTGGGTTTTTAAGTATTTCGGATGCTTTTTATCCTGCATATCAAGTCACTGATAAGATGGTGGCCTCTGATTGCAAAGGTTTAATGCCGGGCTCTATTGTTGAGGTTAGGTTTGATGACCCAAACAGATCTATTGGGTATGTATCCATGGTTGTGAATAGAGCGACAAATCATATTCTCGGAGATCTTATTCAGCAAAACTCTGCCCGAGGTGCTTTTAACGGAGCTAGCCCAGCAACAACCCCATATCCCGGCGAGGAGTCGAGCAGCGAAGGTGACTTGGATCCGGAGTTCGCAGAATTATTAAATAATTTATTGGACAGCGTTTTTGCTGAATATGGCTACACGTTTACTATTGAAAGAACTTTCCGATCGGAAGAAAGGCAAGAATTCTATAAAGATCAGGGATGGTCTTCGGTCACGCGTGGCCAGCACAACAATGTTGACTCCTCTGGCAATCCTGCCGCACTCGCGGCTGATGTTAATGTGACTGGTATACCAACTCCGGGCACATCAGGCACCGGACCCATGAGTCCAAATGAAGCAGCAGCTTATATCGCACTAAGAGACACAGCACCTAGATTCGGACTTCGCACTGGCGGCGCATATAGCACTACTGCCCCTAATGGCGAACCATCGGCGGGAGCAGCTTATGGGCTCGGTTGGGATCCTTTCCATATTGAGTACGCGCCTCCACGAAGCGTACAAATAGCAAGCGATGTTGGCGTAGCAGACCCCGACGCAACAGAGATCGTTTAGAGAGTTTAAAATGGCAAGAGATAAAAAAATAAATAAGAAGAATAAGAAATTAAGCCCGTTTGATGGAAAACTGAGCCCTAAAGACGGAGCAGGGTTCGACAACACGGTTTTAAAAGAAAAGCAACCACACTATGTGTTGGCAGAATGTGAAAAACAATATCCACCAAGTGTTTTGAATAATGCTAGAATTGTATTTGGCCGCGACCGAAACTCTTCTATTAGTTCGGGCTATGGTGGTAAAGGCCACACCAGAGCCGGCGCAATTGATTTAGTTGTTGGTCTTCAAGGGTGGTCACCGGGTGAAAACTATAAAGAGATTAAAAAGACCGGTGAAGAGAAGATGGGTTTTGCTGATAAAAGCTTTGGCTCGATGAATAACGGACAGCCCGGCGATGCTGCAAGGATTTATATATCCCAACGCGCCGACATCGATAAATATTTTGATATATGTGATGGCAATGTTGGACAATCAATAGCAGAGTCTGCCATTGGCATGAAGGCCGATTCCATTAGGATTATGGCCAGAAAAGGCATTAAAATTGTTACCGGAAAGAACCCGCCCGGTAGAAACTCTTTAGATGGTAAACTAAATGAGACTTACGGTATTGACCTCATTGCCGGAAACCGCGATTTTAGCACAGGACTAGAAACCGTGGGTGCCAAAGTGGCTGATATGTTGGATTTACCATTTGGCCGACCACACCCTCTACAGCCCATCCCTAAAGGGGACAATCTAGTATTCTTTTTAGATATATTGTCAGATAACATAGTGCTCCTTAACTCTGTTGTTGCTGGTTTACTTATGATTGTTCCTCTTTTATCAAACGCAACACTCTCGCCAAAAGCAGGCCTAGGCCCAACAGGCCCAGTAACTACTTTTCCGGGCCTCTCGGATCTATCCAGTGTCTCAGCATATTTATCTCTTATTAATAAACAAATGACCAAGCTGATATCGCAACAAGCAAATATGACGGCTGTAAAAAACAACTATTTGCAACACGGTAGCATATACTATATTAATAGCCGACATAACAGGACCAACTAAAAATGTCAAAGATTAAAAGAGAAGACGGTAAAAGCAGTATAGAAGAATATACTGGTGCAGAAACCGAAGAGGGCTTTGAGTCTGGATCCCGTCGTGGAAGAAGTCGAGATGGGGAAGATACCGGCTCATACCTTGATCCCAATCAGGATCCCTCCGCTCCCGATGATGAGTCAGAAGGCAAAGACACATCTGATGGTTCTTTGTTAGAAGATTATGCTGATCTTTACGACCCGATAGACGAAAGTTTCAAATTTCTTGAATGTGATCCAGTTGAACAAGTAGATGACAAGCCACCTTGTCCTGTATGTCGCCCTAATCCGTATGCTTATGTCCCCGACTATCGTATGATGGAAAACGGTGAAGTGTTTTTTAACGGCAAGAACTGTACACAAAACATAGTGTTAACCTTCGACGCACCGGCAAACTCTGTTTTAACTGGTGCGACAATCAAAGAAAGCCGCGAAGACTCAGAGGTATTTGCACCAGCGCCCGATAGACAAATAATCGAATCAACTGGCCCGACCGTTTCGGAACTAAAAAGCCCAAACTTTAAGAAAGAGCAAAAACAAATTGGCATTGGAAAACTCCTAGATTATTTTAATAAATCCACAGAGGCAACAGCTTTTATTTACCGAGCTAAACCACCAAAAGATAGAGTGTTGGCTGGAACTACTGCTGCTCTTGGGACAGGTGGCACAGCAGCGGCAATAGCTTTAGCAGCTACAGCCCCTGCATCTTTAGCTCTTCTAGTCGGCGCCACCGCCGCAGTCACACTTGGCCTTGGGTATGCAGCATTATTACCTAAGAAGAAAGGTTATGATCTATCAACAGAAGAAATAGATATCCCAAAAGAGTTGATGAAATATGCAACATATGAATATCATATTCCCTTACAACTTAAAGCAAGGACAAGGGTTTTGATATCGATTCCTGTCGAACAATTTAACCGTGCGCCAGATAGGCTTGTTTCGGAACCAGAAACGGACTTTGAAGATAAGCTAGAAGTCACATTTATGGGTAACGATATTAACGGTATGATAAAAAGAGCAACGTCTGCTTTTAGGGTTTATGATAATGAACTTAAGAGATGGAGAGGATTTGAGGGAGGCAAGCTTGTTGAGGTCAACAGTGGTAGAACAAGTGCTTTTAGTCTAGCTTCTGAGGCTGACAAGCTTGTGACATTTAAGCATGAACTTGACAATTTAATGGAGGAGCTTGGCTTTTCTTTAGATCCGTTTAAACCCGGCAAAAGACCAGAAAAAATACTTATTAAGTTTAAGTTTGAGAACGAAAAATATTCTATTCGACAAATACATGTTAATCTACCGGGCTGTCCTGTTGTTAAAGTTGGACCCCGAGGCAAATTTAAGGGCTTATATGAAAAGTATACTAAAAAGTCCCCGCTTGGCCGTTCTAGAACTCTGCATTATGTCGGCGCATTGCCAGAAATCGATATTGCATTAACTGCACGAACACCAATGCCATGGCTCGAAGTCACAACCAAGTTCACATATCCTCCTCTTGAAATACAAAACGGTATTAACTCAAATACTATGTTTAATGATCCAACTATGTTGGGCTGTCTGATAAACTCAAACCTTGCAGATGAGAGAGTGGATGATTTTTTCAATGATATAACTGGCCTTCTTGATGGTTTTGACGATTTATTTTTGGCCAAACTCGGAGAGTTTAGTTGTAAAACACGCGAGCAACTTCAAGACGATTTAACTGTATTACAAAATTTCGACAATGTGTTCACAGCCCAAAGTAAGCGAGTCCTAACGCAACTTCGCAATGAACTACGCGCTGACGATCCATATTTAGATATTGTTGTACAAGAAATGTTCCCGGCACAGACTGCTTGGGGCGAACTTAGCCCCCAACAGCAAGCTGCTGAAATTAAAGAGCATGGCTCTCTGAAGGCCGCTAAGGAATCAAATGCTCCAAAAGACGTTCAGGAAAAGTTTTTTGTTAGATTGAACGATAGGTTAGGTCATTGCGGGTGGATCGCTTTAACGATGAGAGCTATTGATTGTGTCGCACAAGGTATAACTGGTGACGCTGCAACAAAACTCCTCGCGGAAGCAGCTTTTGATGCTATGGAAGACGCAGCGTTAACAAGATCTTTCTTAGGACTTTCACCAGAGGCTCAACAGAAAGTTGTCGATTCTATGCGAAATAACTTTGGTGATATGCCAGCGCCTTGGGATACTGACTATCAGCCCGGAAATTATACAGGTGCAGGCTTTTCGGTTAGCCCACTTAGTGCAGACCAGAAAAACTTTCTCGATGAGGAAGGAGGCCAAGAGGCGGTTGATGAGGCTCTTGCTGATGTAAGAGAAGCCGAGGCGGACACGCCACCCAAACCTCTCAGTCAGAGGGGATCGGGCGGCACATATGGTCGAGCTTTGGGCGGCGTCCAAAAGGAGGCTTACGATGCACTTAAGCAGTCCATGTTTGATGCTCTCGGCGCGGAAGAGCTACTAGAGGCTGCGAATCAACTTCCCGGCGCTCCAATCATATCACAGATACTTAAAAGAGTAGCTTGTAGGCAGACACCCCTTATCTATAGTGAACCAAAACTGGATTCGTTCCTAAGCACCGTAGAATTTGATTTCTGCCAGTGGGATTCTGACATGACATTCCCTGAATTTGGCATACTTAGTATTCCTGATCTTTTTGCAAGATTGTTAAAAGCTTTGGAAGAAGCCATTATTGAGACTGCCGTAGCTATTGCAATGCAAGTGGTTAAATTAATCTTAGAAAAGATCTTTTCTCTTGCTTGTGATGCTTTGGCATTACTCGGAGCTAACTTACTCGACCTTACTAACGGAAACAATCACTTTAGGAACCTATTGAAGGACAACCTGTGCCCCGATGCATCTCAAGAGGATATGAACGATACAATCAAAAACCTGTTTGACGCCCTTGGAGATCCTGATCAGGATTGTCTTGAAAGATTGACAAACGATGAGATGGGAGATTTCATTGATGATATATCCTTGATGTTAACACAAGGCCAAATATGTCAACTTCTAAGGGGCAACCCAAGCGACGAAACAATGAAAATGGCAATGGAGCTTGCACAAACATCAGGTTCGGAGTGTATTAGGGATATATTTTCAGATCCCAACGCGTTCAGAGATTTCTTTAGGTCACTCGCGCCATTTATCCCCAACTTAAATGAGTTATGTGATAACTTACTACCAAATGCTAGCGATTTGGATGTCTACCCTTGTGCCCCCGGCACTGCTGACAAGATCGAAGAGTTTAGGTGTGACCTCTTGCAACAGAAGGGACTCACAAAGGAAGAGTGCAGAGATATTCTTGACGATCTTAAAGATAAGGCTCTAATGGATTTGGCAGATCTAGCCGATGTAATGCAGAACGGACCATTTGCAAACACACCTCCAATGAGATCCGACGCCGATTGTCCAGCCGCTGGTTTCTTCCCAAATGAACACCCGCTTCAAAAGGCTCTTAATAATAATATTTCTAAATCAATGATGGAAACTATTGAGAAGGCTCACTTAAGAGACCTGTGGGGCAATATTAATAAAGGCACAGGCCAAGGCGGTTTCTTAAATGCTGTCTTGTCCGATACATTAGGACGCCCCTACAAACAACACAACTGGTATGTTGAACACCTTGGTGCTCCATTGGCAGCAGATTTTGGTTTTTTCGATTATCATTGTGATAATGCGATTATGAAACCCCAAGAGGGCAAGGTTGATGGTAACAAAAACAAGCCTATAAATGTATTTGGTGAAGAACTGGCAGGCGAAGAGGGTGGTAAGTCTGGAAGGCAATCTTTCGGCGCCGGCTATTCTAATGGCGGGTATCCTCCAACCGTAGCGGCTCATCTTTCCAAGAAGTTTAAAAATATGCACAAAAACATGACGTTTAGCACTACAACTAAGCCTCCGGGTTTTCCAAATATGGCATCAGCCATAGAAGAGTTTGAAAGAGTTCAAAGAGTTAACGAAAAACGCATTGATGAGCGTAGCAAATATATCGAAGCTTGGATTAGAGAGAATGATATTGAAGATAGATTTCAATCTAAGAGATCGGTCCTCGCGCAAGATCTTCGTTCGGGTATCACTAAGAAGATATTCTTTGCCGAGTTTGCCAGAGACGAAGATAAAGTCAGCACAACTAATATCGCAAGAAAATCCAATCCCAAAAACTCAGCCGGTGACTTGGCCCGAGAGGTTTTATTAGGTAAGCAAGTTTTAGGTGGTGTTGGAAAGAAGGGGGAAAAAGGAGTTCCATCTCGCTCGGGCACCAAGGGAGAAGTATTTATTGATTTTTATGCCGGAAAACATCAGTTACTTCCGCTTCCCGATACTTCATCTGCTGACGTTGTACTAAAATATGGAGCATACTCAACAGACCCTGAAGACAATGAATCACCGTATCAGTTCACGATTGAGTATGATTACAATTTGTTTGATCAAGAAACACAACGCATAATCGATGATAACAGATACAAAATTAAAGTCACTGAAACATATAGAACTGGCAAACCCTCTGGCAAGACCAAGAAGGAGTTACGCAAGCTTGGCAACCAACAACTAACAACATCAATTTATCAACCGAATGCTACGGGGTACTCTTTTCCTAGATATGAATTTGAAGTTGTGTCCAACCCACCGGGTGACATAGCTGATTTCTTAGATGGTTTGACTGAAGCAACACCGGGCGAACCATTAACAAGGCCAACTGCGGATCCATTGGGCGATTCTTTTGAGACCGAGGCATTGTATAACTTCTTTAGAAGTCAGTTAACTGACATTTCGGAGGACCAACGCACAGCAGTTAGAGTTATGGATAGAGGAGCATTTAGAAACTATTTTGCCAAAAAAGAAGATGTTTTTGACCCGCTAAATATTAATGAGCCAATAAAAAAATTAAACCTATTTGATCAACTCTCAACAGGATTTATAGAAAGAATCTCCACACTTGTGTCAACTGGAAACCCAAATGACGGATACAAGGGCAGAGATGACGACGATCTTAGTAAAACAGAAAAGAAAATCGCGGATAAGATGAGCCTTGACAATATATCCAGAGCCTTCCAGTTCGGGTATAACCCAGATCGGCAGGCTAAGATTGTTGAACTTGATCCATTAAAATTTGGTGGCCCTATCGCTCGGGCAAACCCTGATTTAGTTCCCCCTCCGTTTTATGTAAAGGCTAGAAGATTCAAAGGCTGGTTAGATTTGTGCGACACACTAGTTCCAGAGGTATCAGGTTGTGAGCCAGAATCCAAAGCCATATATAACTTAGAAGATTTGTCAGATCTCGTAAGCTCGCTAGAATCGCAACTAACAGCAGATCCAAGATTACAAAACGATCCGCTTTGTTCCCAAGAAGCACCATGCGATAAGATTCTTAGTTCTTTTGATGCCGCCAACCTTGAAGCCTCCATGAGGGCAATCATAAGAATATACACTTTGGACGTGTTCTTAAGAACGATACCAGTCTTCACAGCATTCGCATTAACAAAAGATAACTATGATGACCTAATGTTGACGTTTGTTGTTGAAAGAATGAAGCAAGGTCTTGTCATTGATGGTGCTAAGAGAACAGGTGCAGCCGACAACACTTATTACTACAGGTTCCTAGAGCAAGCGGTTAACAATACTAAAAGAAAACTAGACGCTGGAATATTAACTGCTGAAGATTTAACTGATGAAGAGAACGCTGCTTTTGATAGAATATCCATGGAAATAGCAAAGTTTTACGATCAATTTGATGGACAGTTAGAGTGCCTATCTGATGCAGCTATTAAAGGTAAAGGTATTTTTGATGGATTCTTTTCTACTTCCGCTGCTGCCTCTGCGGTCGGTATTGGTGCGGGAAGCAACAGATTTAATAAGGGAGTTGCTAAAAATGCGAAAGACAGGGCATTTAAAGATTTTGTCGGCCGCACCGAAAAAGACGCGCTCCTGTTCTTAAGAAGGTACGTTAGGGAAGAGTTTGCATTTTTAAGGGATAAGTTGTCGAATGCAATCCCACCAGTGGTCAATGATGTTAATAATCTCATGGCACTTAGCCCTGATTGGGTTCGTGGTGCTGTAGACGCCGAGGGTCCATATAATGTTATGGGCGACGTAAATGATCCAACCGATTATGTGATAGAGGCCGCACCGGCCCGACGAGGCTCTAATGATTCGGTGAGTTTTGTTACAAATAATTACTGGCCGTTTGTGTTAGAAAAATATATCAGAATACACGAAAAGGAAACCCCCGGCTCCGACGTAGACAGATCTTCAAATCTTTACGACATTGTAAACATAGACGACTGGGAAGCGTACATTAAAGAAGTGGCCTCTAGAGGAATAGAGGGTGATATATCTGACTTGTGGGAAGGCTGGAGTTTTGGACTGCGATTAAGCTATCTTGTTGCCAAGGAGGATAACGCGACATTTGAAGAAGTTATGAACACAGTACCAGAGTCTGTTTCCAGAGAGAATAAGGCATTTAATGTTGTGGATCGCGCCGGAGAAACCAGATACCTTATCCCAATCGCCTCTGGCGAGCTTCCAATACCAGATCAGAAATATGATTTGTTCACGGCAGAGTCTTACGATGTTTACTGCCTGATCCCAGAGATGCAAAAAACTCCTGAGTTCCGAACAATGTTTAAATATATTTTCCCGTTGCCTCGTTTTATTTCTTTGATCGCGATGTACTCAACAATGGGCTTTACATCATCAATAGGCAATACCGGCTATCCAAACGAAGGTGGAGACGTATGGGAATATCCGGGTGGAAAGCCCCATAAGAAATTTAGAAAGTGGAATCACAGCCCACAGAAAGCTTTTCAAAGATCCCGTCAGGCTGCGAGAAGAGTGTTCGAAAGCTTCTATGAAGCAGCCCAAGCTCTTGATTTTGATATGTCTTCCGATAGGGATCCAAAAAACAGTGCTGATTCTTTAAGAAACTCAATCCGTCCAAAAGTTAACTTTGAAGACGGGCTTCGTTGGTGGGAAAGGGGTCTTAGAGTTAAAGGTAATCCATATAACGATGACGGCGACTTGTGTGACTAACTATATATTAATGTGGAGGAATAAATAATGGCTCAAGGTTTAGCAGTAGCACTGCCGCTGGAATTAGACACGACTGACGGTCCGTATAAGTTACATAAGAACTTGACCGATATGGCCGCACAAAATTTAAAAATGGTTATTTTAACCTCCCCCGGCGAGAGAGTGATGATCCCAGAGTTTGGAGTTGGCATTAGAAACTTTCTTTTTGAGCCAAACAATAATGACACAAGAGAAAGAATTAGAAACAGAATTCAAGTTCAAGTTGAAAAATACTTACCATATATTGAGCTAGTAAGTCTTGAATTATACAAGCCACAAAGCGCATTAGTGGGCGAGACAGAAGATAATGGTTTAGTCATAAGAATAAAATATTCAATACCAGCCGCAAATGTCGTCTCAGAGTTAACCATAGACGCAGGCACCGGCGCCTCCACTTCTACTGGAGGTAGCTCTGGCGGTTCTGGCGGCGGCTATTAATCTATGTGTTTAAATGTTTGTTTGAATACTATTTAAAGAGTGGAGAAACACTAGATGGCTAGAAGAAATGTACCCATAGATTATACCAGTAGAGATTTTGATTCCATTAGGGATGATCTCGTAAACTATGCAAAAAGATACTATCCTGATACTTTTAAAGATTTTAGCGAAGCCTCTTTTGGGTCTCTAATGCTGGATACAGTCGCCTACGTCGGTGACATTATGTCATTCTATCTTGATTATCAGGTCAACGAGTCATTCATTGACACGGCCGTCGATTTTAAAAATATCCTTCGATTAGCCAAACAAATGGGATATAAATATACCGGAGCCAAAACGACTTCTGGTATGGTGTCTTTCTACGCCATTGTCCCAGCAACATCAATCGGGCTTGGTCCAAAAACAAGCCATATGCCAATCCTAAAAGCAAATACTGTAGTTAAGTCAGATTCGGGCGCCTCGTTTATCTTGACAGATGATGTTCGTTTTGATGATCCATCTAACGAAACTGTAGCTGCACAAACAAATGCTACAACAGGAATTCCAATAAGCTACGCTGTTAAAGCCGAGGGCCAAGTAATATCAGGCATATTTAATCAAACCACTCAAACTATAGGTGCCTTTCAGAAGTTTCTCCCAGTCCGTATAGACAATGCTAATTTGATAGAGATTGTTAGTGTGTTCGATTCTGAGGGTCATGAATATTTCGAGGTTGAATATTTAACACAAGATGTAGTTTACAAGGCTGTCCCCAATAGGGATGAAAATACAAGACAAAATGCCCCATCCCTTATGAGGCCATTCGTTGCCGCTCGACGATTTACAGTCGAAAGAGACATTAACGGAGTTACTCTTACATTTGGACATGGCTCTGACTCGGAGTCAGGATCCCAGACGATTGCGGATCCGGCAAATGTTGTTTTGCAGAGAGCAGCAAAAGATTATACCACCGATGAATCTTTTGATCCGTCAAACTTAGTTGGAAACGATAAACTAGGCATAGGCCCTGCAAACACTACTCTAACAATCAGGTACAGGGAAAACACTGCCTCAAGTGCAAACGCTGCGATCGGATCGATCACTTCGGTGACAAGTCCTATCTTTGAATTTAACGACCCATCTATAGCAAACACGTCAGCAGCAAGAGATGTTGTTGCAAGTATAGAGTGTTCAAACGAGGAGCCATTGGTCGGCTCAACTGCTATCCCATCACGGGAAGAAGTGAGACAAGAGGCCATGATGGCCTTCTCTAGTCAGAATAGAGCGGTAACCTCACAAGATTATGAGGCTCTTGTTTATATGATGCCCGGTAAGTTTGGTTCTGTTAAGCGTGCGAGAGTGGTTAGAGACCAAGACTCACTAAAAAGAAATCTGAACATTTACGTTATTTCTGAAAACTCTTTTGGTAAGATGGCAGCTACAAACAGCGCGATCAAAGAAAACTTGAAAGTTCACTTAAATAGATATCGCATGATTAACGATACGGTAGATATTTTAGATGCAAAAGTGGTTAACATAGCTATTGACTTTGAGGTTGTTTCTAGTGAAGAGGTTAATAAATATGAGGTCCTTGATTCCTGCATACAAGCACTCAGGAGAAAATATTCTTCTCCAATGTTTATAGGAGAAAGATTTTATCTTACAGATGTGTATACAGAACTCAATAAAGTGCGCGGTGTCGTGGATACTTCTAGAGTCAAGCTTGTTAACAAATCAGGTGGCAATTATTCATCCTCGGCTCTTAATATAGATCAATATATGTCCCTCGACGGTAGATACTTATCAGTCCCAGACAATGTAATACTTGAGATCAAGTTCCCAAGAATAGATATTAAAGGAACTGTGAGATAATGGCTATTAAAAGATACTATGCAAAAATAGACAATACTATAACTAACGCTTTCAAAGAAAATTTAGTTACTCGCGGCACAGGGTCTAATATGGGGGCCTCAGATATTCTTGAGGTGTTTTCTATTTATGGTCAAGCTAGTTCGGCATCAGCCGAAGAGGCTAGAGTGCTTATTAAATTTAATTGTACAGCATCAACAGATTCTATTAAAGCAGACAGAGATGCCGGCGTTCTACCAGCTAGCGGAAGTGTGAATTTTTATTTAAGACTTTACAATGCGCCTCATAGTCAAACTCTTCCAAAATCTTATACAATGGATGTCTCTGCAATTTCCGGCGGATGGACAGAGGGCACCGGTCTTGATATGGAGGGCTATAAAGATATAGGAATATCTAATTGGGTGAATAGGATAGCTTCTCGATCTGCTGGCGACCACGCGTGGAGCACCACCGGTGGAGACTACTATTCAGACGCGTCGTCATCTTTTACTGCTTCTTTTGATGGTGGAGTCGAGGACATACAACTAGATATCACATCACTTGTCGAACAATGGATCGCGGCCGATAAAGAGGACGACGGCATAGGCATATTCCTGTCCAGCGAATACTCCAGCGCCGCTCGCTCTTATTACACAAAGAAGTTTTTTGCGCGTGGCACAGAATTTTTCTATAAGCAACCAAATATTGAGGCACGATGGGATTCTTCTATAGAGGACGACCGAGGTAACTTTTATTATAGTAGTTCCCTAGCCACCGCCGGCGAAAACTTAAATACCATTTATTTCTACAATTATTTTAGGGGCCGACTTCGTAATATTCCCGATATCGGAACAGGAAACATAGGTGTAAGTGTCTTTTCTGCAAGTGCTGGAACCCCCAACGGTTCGGCTATTCGTTTGGTTGCAGATGGCGCACATGTTCTATCAACCGGCCTGTTTGCTGTGACAGGCGGGCATGTATCAACAGGTATTTACTCTGCGTCTTTTGCCATGACTGCGGCCACCACCCCTTTGCCCGTTGTTAATGATGTATGGTTTAAATTAGACAACGCAGTCGCCGATGCATCAACGGGTGTTCAATATGGCACTGGAACAATCGAGCCTAGAACCATTACAAACATGTACAACGCCCCCACAAATGATTATGTGGTTACGATAACAAACTTGCGAGAAAAGTATCGCCCTGATGAGACAGCACGTTTTAGAGTCTACAGTCGCCAAAAAGATTGGACACCAACTATTTATACTAAGGCGGTAAGCACGCCAGAGGTTCAAATTGTTGAAAGCGGCTCTTTCGAAGTCTTCAGGGTTATAGATGATCTAAAAGTTATACCACACGGAACGGGAAGCACACCATATTATACTTTCCTTTCATACGACACATCCGGATCATATTTTGATTTAGATATGGCACTCTTTGAGCCCGGATATGTCCACGGTATAAAACTAGCATTCTATAACGAAGATATAGGGAGTTGGGTTGAGCAATCAGAAACCTTTAAATTTAGAGTTGAGTAACTAAGGTAGTTAAAGTATGAGTATCAAAAAACTATTTGATTCAAATAAAACAAACGACATACTCGTCTCAACTAATCTAGAAGAAGAGGTAGTCAAAAACGTCCCCGAGCTTGAATCTGCGGATAACGTCAGAGAGCAGATCGAGAGGATCAATCGTTTTATACCACAGGTGGATTATAGTGATCCAGCCAACTTTGCTGTTTATGGATCAGCCGAGCGATATTATAGGGATTCATTCCACAGAATCGCTACTCAATACCCGTATGATGGTTCCGAAGAAGAGATAACTCGCTACGACAACGAGTCCAACTATCTTGACCTTCATATCCTTGAGAATGAGTATCCTAGGACGCTTGGGCACGTTCGGTTTCCTTCAAACAATCTTGGCCCAAACGCTACCGCTAACCAGTTTGGTCAGAACACCCACGCAGCAAACATTACATTTTTTGGTGGACCAAATGCTATAGCAGGTGGGATGACAACTGGCTCATTCCACCTACAGTTCACTGGTTCCAACTATTACGATACAGATATTTATCAAACTGATGGTACGCTTGCATTAGACAGAGTTGGGTCAAGAGAAAGTAACTTAACTTATAACCTTCCTAGCAAAGGACTCACAGTTGAGTTTTGGCAAGGAACCGAAGGAAACCTGATAGGTGGGACCGGCGCGTTTGGCCGACAAGCCAGACACGCTTTGTTTGATTTGTGGAACGGAGAAGCCTCAAGTTCGGCTCAATATGGTCGCCTAACTGTATACGCTTCAGGTTCTACAACAGCCTTTAAAGGCATTTATCTAAACGCATATTCAGGCACTGTTGGAATCCAAGAACTTAAGTTATTGGATCCTGCTGTAGCTGCTCAAATCCCACCACAATATGTTGATACTTCATCTCCCACGCCGGGTCACTTGGCTTTTGCTTTTAGTTCTGGGTCAACTCTGGGCTTAACTGTTAAGACATATATTAATGGTGTTCTAACCACAACAACAGGCTCTTCAATCGCCCTAAATGAAGTCACTGGCGCCCTCCGAGGCCGTATTGGTGCTCTCCTAACGAATCCATCAGGCACTTCTATAGGCACAGATATGGATGGTTATGGTACCAGTATTCGCAGTGCCTACGACGAGTTTAGGTACTGGAAAGCCGAGAGAACAGAAAAAGAAATACAACAAAACTATTGGACACAAGTTCGTGGCGGCACAAATAACGAAATAGCAAACGCAGAACTTGGTGTATATTACAAGTTTAACGAGGGCATTACAGGGGACGCAACAACTGATGCGACTGTTTTAGACTATTCTGGCCGTATTACAAACGGAACCATCACAAACTACGGCACTGATGCTACCAGTACGCTAGTAAGAAATGCCCATCCAGCCCCCGCACGCAGTTCGCTTATTGTTGCTGCTGGAGCAGCTACATCAGAGTTCAAAGACCCAATCATTTATGCAAGCCACCCGGATGTTGTCTCTGCACTTGACAGATTGGTCGCATCTGGTAGCGTCCACGACTTTGAAAACCAAGCAAGCATAAAAGATTCTATCCCAAGCTGGATTATAGAAGAAGACGAAACATCAGGCGGTGAAGAGTTAGGCAAGCTTACACAGATCCTCGGTTCCTATATGGATACTCTCAACCTGCAAATCCAGTCCCTGCCTACATTAGCAGACAATACATACTTAAGCGGCAGCGATAAGCCTACACCATTTATGAAAAATCTGTTAAGCTCCCGAGGCCTAGCAGTCCCAGAAATCTTTGTGGATGCTGACCTTCTCCAGCGATTCGCCAACAGAAGCGACACCGAAAGCTACACTCTTGATATTAACGATACCAAGAATCTTATTTACAAGAATATCTACAACAACCTTACTTACCTTTACAAGTCAAAGGGCACAGAAAAAGCATTTAGAAACCTTATCCGTTGTTACGGTATTGGCGAAGATGTCATTAGATTCAACGCATACGCAAGCAATCAAACCTTTGACATCCAAGAAACAAGACAAGACAGAGTTATTAGAAAGAACTATGTTGACTTTAACCACCCTGATAGGTTTGATGGCGTTGTTTACCAGAGAGGCAACAGCATTGTGCCAGAGGCAGATGGCATTTCTTTCTTCTCGGCATCCTCACCAGACGCCGCCTTTGCTCAAACCGCAGAACTAGAAGTTATATTCCCAAGAAAGTTTGAGTTCGCTAACTCACAATATTTTGATACACCTTTTGTTACAGCATCTCTCTACGGTAAAGCATCAGCATCAGCAGACCCAGCATCCTTTGACGCATCATTCAGTAATAACCCAGCCAACGCGCCTTGGCTTGTTGCTTATGCTGTTCGGACCCATCAGAATTCAAAGGACGCTTATTTTGTTCTTGATTCTAACTTATTTACAAATCCGCTCACAAGTGATATTTACTCAAACATTTATGATAATCAGAAATGGAATCTGGCGATAAGAGTTAACTCTAAAGCTTGGCCATACGCAGCATCCTCCAGTGTTAACGGTGCGTTAGATGATCAAGACATAAGTTTTATTGGATATAATGTAGAGAACGGAGTCGTAAAAAATAGTTTTGTCTTAACAACTTCATCAGTGTCTTCCAACTTGGGGCCAAGTTTACCTTACCGCTACTTTGTTGGATCACAAATAACAAACTATACCGGTGCAGTAGACCATCGAACTGATGTTTTGGCATCCTCACTGCGAGTGTATACAACCTACCTAGATGACGATGTTATCAAATCACACGCCCTTGATCCCGAAAACTACGGAACAAGAAACCCAAGCAGAAACTTTTTATTTTACAACGACTCTGGTCCCCAACTCGCGAGCGTTGTTGGAGGCATTAAAAACTCTATCCCAGAGTCTGTTTCTCTTGCTCTTAATTGGGATTATTCGCAGGTCACCACAACAGACCCCAACGGCCGCTTCATCGTCCAAGATGCATCATCTGGTTCAACAGGACTAACCAGCAGATACCCGCAAGAGAATGTTCTTACAAATGTTAATAAACAGTTCGCAGGCCGAGGTCAGTTTGGGGCTAGCGCATACAGTTCAACGGATGTCATCTCCAAGCAATTTGTTCAATCAGCACAACAAAGACTACCCGAAGTTGTTAATACCAACGACGACGTAAACGTTCTATCCAGAGATGATGAACTTTATCCAAGAGATGCGTCTATTTCGCAGACCTACTACACCTTTGAAAAGAGCATGTACGGTATTGTTTCACAAGAAATGATCAATATGTTCTCGTCTATTGTTGAGTTCAACAACCTTATCGGTGAAGTTGTCCATAAGTATCGTGGCGAGTACAAGAGTTTAAGGCTTTTAAGAGAACTTTTCTTCGAGAAGATTCAAAACAACCCTGACCTCGACAAGTTTATTGATTACTATAAGTGGATTGATTCCTCACTCAATATTTTCCTACAGCAGTTTGTTCCTGCTTCTGCTGATGTTTCCGATGAGATTCGCACTGTGGTTGAAGATTATGTTCTTAACCGCTCCAAATACCAGCACAAGTACCCACAACTAGATTATAAGGGCAACGCTCGCTTTGGTGGCGACGAGGCCAAGTTAGAAGGCAGAGTCAAGGGCATTAGAGAACTAGAGTACAACTGGCAGTTTGGCCACGCGCCAACAACTAACTCTCAGACTGAACATTCTACTTGGTGGAAAGAACGAGCAGAAAGAAACAACACAGCATTTAATACCGCTGCGCTTATTGATACAGCAAGAGAAGACATCCTCAACATCATCCAGCTATTCAACTCTGCAAGCGCCCCATCGCTTAATGACGGCACCGGAGCCTCTGGGGTATACGAAGGGTCCACTTACGCCACAAGACGCTTCACAAGGCAATATAAGCTTGATGCAGCCATCGTCCCTGACATCGGCGGTGGCTACAACTACCCAAGGGGCCATAAGCCGGATGCTATTTATTCTATAGTTTACGACCGGCCGGTCGACGTGTCAGGCCTGACAAACGAGGAAGCAATACAGTTTGAAAAACAAGCGACGTTCACGCTTCCAAGCGAGGAACTAAGGCCTGTCACAAAACAAGAAAAAAGAAGAGTCTCTGCCATTAATCCAAATGGCGTGTATTCCTCCAATTTGGGACCCCAAACGCCCGGAGGTGGATCAAAACTTGTTGCGCCTTTCATAGCGTTTAGCTCCTCTGTTTCTCCTGCTGGCGGTTACGGTACACAATGGCAAGAATACAATCGTAGACCAGACGTTAGTAAAGAAGAGTTGGCTGGGTACCATAATGATTCTTATGGTGACGACTATGAAGTTCCAATGCAAGGGCCGTTTACTAATCAACACGTTGGAGGCAATAGGCACAGGCATACAGATTTAAATCAAGGTTCTGACAATCTAAAAACTCGGGCCGAGGCTTGGCTCGTTGCCGGCGCCGGTAACGATGGCATCTTCGCGCCGGCCAAGACCGCCTTCGCCAACCCGCCTGCTCCATTGAACCCAACCGTACCCGGATCTAGCCCCAACTACCGCAGAGACCAAACAGCCAAGCGCCCTGTTAACATCAAAAACATCAAACACAGAACAGGCTCACTCGGAACCATCGCGATGGGCAACTATTCTGCAAGTTATGAAATCGTTCAAACAACCGGCAGAACTCAAAACAACTCTGCGTTTGTAAAGTCAGAAGGTATAAGAGACAACTTTACCATCTCTGTTGCAGGCGCTGATGAGGTTGGTTATATCGATCACGTCACAGACTACGCCAAGCCTACCCGCCGTAGAGCAGCCCATGTTATAGTTAACCGCTTCTCCGCACCCGGCGGTCCTGAAACAGCAGGTGATAGTCAGGGTGGACCGGGCCTCGACTTTGAAGCAGCAGAGTTTAGCCCTTACAACAACTTAAACTATAGAAACACTACAGTCCGAGATCCATTAAGAACGCTTTTGACCGACCACACAGCGTTTGGCGGTATTGAGTCTGGGTCTGCTGTCTCCGCGCTGAACTATACGGACGTTACGGCTAGTTATCACAAGGTTAATCGAAACCCGCTGCATCGTTTGGAAGGATATGATAACGGACAAGAAACGGCAGTTACCGGAACAGTGTTCGATAATTATTTTGTGCAGCATATGATTCCAAGATCTGATTTTCAATATTCTTGGATAACAGCATCAACAGATAGATTTAATGCCGCCCTCGGCGCAGCAAATAATATATATGGATATTTTCCTTACGATGGACTTGCAAGAGTTTCAAGTTCTGCTAATGGCTTTAGGTACGAAGCAGCAGTTAATTTTGCTAGCGCAAGCGAAGTAGGCTCTGGCAATCCATTAGGAGTCCAGCAAGCGACAAGGCAGATCAGATTGATAACAAGTGCGCTGATGCAAGATGCATCATTCGTCCCAACTGACTTTGCTGGCATAAACTCAAATGTTATAGAGCCTATTAGCGCATCTGAATTTACTATTGGTTATCCTCTGGATGCGGATCCTATGAATTATTATAACTACGGACCCTTTGGACAGGTTCCAGCCTTTGGTTCAGCTCATCGTGGTGGGTTTATAACTAGAATAAACTCTAATGTCGCCGCAAACTTTAATGCATATTTTACTATGTTGATGGCTCATAGGGGAGGTAATGTTGGGCACCCAACTTGGAAACAGATCAGAGTCGGAGAGACTCAACTTGCACGACACTATCGTAAAAATAACTTATATACTAATACTTATGAGCCTGTCATAGCATCAAGCGTGGCCGATTTGTCTGGGACAAGACAAAAAATTTCTTCAACGACCGAAAGTGTTATACTAACTCAATCTGTTGTTACCGACCGATACTTCCCAGTCGTGTTTGAGGTTGAAGCAAGAGATGATGAGCAAAATAGTAAAGTCCTTAAATCATCAAATTTTGTTATTCGAACTTCTTTTGTGAATGATACTATTACTTTTGACGACGCCACTATAGTCAACAGGCTGCTAGACGAGAACGTTATAAGTAATGCGGCAAGAAAATCCTCATATAAACAAATCATTGATGATTTTAGCATTTATGATAGTTTCTTAGACGAACAGAAGCCTATACTTCAAATTAATAGTTTAAAATATAGAGAAACTGTGTTCCCTCCACAACTACATGCTTATACTAGTAAAATACGCGGAAGAACAAACTATGAAAATGATTTCTGGCGTGACAGCCGAACAGATAGGACTGCTAAGGGAGCCTTGAAAAAAGCCAAAAACAGTCAAGGTACCGCCGTTCTTCAAAGCGCGTGGTCACTTGATGGCCTAGAATCTAATACAAATTCTAATATTGCAACTGGCCTGATTGGATATCCAACAGGTGGCATCAACGCCAATAACGCAACTGGGTACAAACCCGGTGAACTTCAGAACTTATATACACATTTTGTAAGAGCACCTGACGGCCGAGATGTTAATTCCGAATTAAGGAATCAGTTGAGAACAGGCGCCTTATACTCTAGAAAGCATCTCATGCCTTTTACTTCATCAGTTGTTGGTATGTCAGGGATGAGGAAACAAATCGGTATTGAACCATTTGTATACGGCGGCACAAGTTATTTGCTGTTAACATCATCTATTGGGGCTGGTGAAGCTTTTTGGGACGCAGGAAACTTAGCAGGTAAATACGAGGGTACGTCTAGCATCTTTGTTACAACCCCAGCGAAACCATTTTATGATGATTACGATCAATATTTTGCAGATATAAAAAATAAAAATCGAGGTAAAGCGATTTTGCCAGAGTTTAGAATAACAGAACATTTAGATTTTTATGAAAATGAGGGCAACAATTTTCTTGTTGAAAATGAAAAACTTTTTTCTTTCGCCGGAACCCCCTCGGGCTCTTCTTTGCCGCAAAATAGTTCAGAGGCAGACTTTTTCTCGATTTACACAAACTCAGATTTTATGAAATATTTTGAAGTAGTGAGAGAGGATGGAGCCAAAGAGGGTGGCATTTTGGAGCCCACAGCAGTTAAATTGCGATGTAGGGGGATCAAAAAGTTTATTCCGTATGATGGCTTTTACCCTGCCGAAAGAACCATCCAATTGGCGAACGCATTTTCAGCGTCAATAGCACCTACAACAGGCTTGACGGGCGATGACGCAGCAAAGCAAGTTGCTTTCCGTAGCATGCTCAAGCCTTTTTTCGCCCCCGGAATTGTATACAATACTATCAAGTCGGGTGTTGCTGTTGACTATCCAATAATGACTGGCTCTTTTAATAGAGCAAACTTAATCAACTCTGCTGCTAATGCGGGTATTAGATTTTGCACTACAGCCTCTGCTGGAATATTTTCTAACTCAAGGGCTGTTTCGGTGACACCCTCTGGTGATGGTAGCGGCTTTGGAACGGTCTCACACAATGATGGTTGGGATTATCGTGTGCCGTTTGAGGCTGTGGTTGATCCAGCAAAATATGTATACGCCAAAAACATTGTCGATGACGAGCCCAGTGCTTATGCTAATATTCACTCAACAGCTTCGTGGGCCACCTCTCTGGCCACCAATAAATATAAATATATGATGCACAATTTCCTAGCTTCGTCTTTAGATTTCTTTATTAAAGACGGCAAACCAACAGAAATTATATCAGCACCAGAAAGTGAATTTAAGTCTGTCACACCCGGCCAGCCTTACGGCCTACGCATTAAAATGTTTAAGAGTTATGAAACGGGCTCACAAAATCCGACCTCTGGTGACTGGGGCGACTTTTCTGTGCCTCAGTTTGTTAGTGGCTCACTATCAAACTTTACAATGTATAGTCGCCCCTCGGCCTTCGGTCCTCCCGTCTTGGCCGGCTCCGGATCTAGTACACTGGCACAACAAAAATACGTTGTCACAGGATCAAGAGAGATGACCCCGGCTCGCGGCCGCTACCTGTCCCATACACCACCGTATTATGATGGTGAATCTTGGATTGATTTAATTTATTATCCGTACAAGTCTTTCGATACAGGATCCGGCGGTTTGCTTATAGAAAACAATCAAACCAAAGTAGTGCGAATTGATGAACTACACAACCTTGCACTATCTGAATTTAACACTGGGTCAGCAATCTTACAAATAGAGGATTACGAAGGCACTAGATTTGGAGGAGAGGGAACTTATGTTGTTCGCTGGCGTTTTGACCAAGAGGCCCTTCGAGTCGATCGGCCAGACCTTTCATCTTATCACGACATTGGCAAAGACATCGGCCCTATGGGAGGCCCATGGGCAAACCGGTGGGCAATGCAACTAGATGCATCTCTCAATATCTTTACTAAGCTTCGTGGTGCCGGCAGTCTTGCGTCTGAGGCAGTCTCTGCTGATTTGGCAGGCCTCGGTGCGACCGGAGCGACCGAACCTCAAGATGATCGTTGGAGAATCCAAACTAAGTTTGAAACACCAATGTTAAATTTCCAACATGTAAAAACCGCCGATATAACAGTTAATGGCACTCTTGGTAGCTTAACACAATATCAAAAGGCAGTGAATAGTGTTATACCAAGAGGTATGTGGCACCAATTTGGTAGAATTCCAAAACCTGACGAAGGAGTATACTTGCAGGTAACAGATATTCCAGACGATTTTATAAACAATCACCCATCATCAAGTATCGTGTTTGACCCAGCCGGTCATTTTGACTCAAGAAATAGTGCCTCAGAAGCAATAAAAGCTTTGGCTGATGTTAATGCAGGCGCAAATATACGCGATATAATTGCAAAAGATTTGAACGGATACAGGATACCTCAGAATTTACAAATACCCGCCTCTGCATTCTCTGTAGCCACCGACCGCCCACCAGCACCAACTACACCTCCCCCTTTATCACTTGTTGACATATGTGGCTTCCCCACAGATCCAGTAAAAATTGGAGAGTTGCCAGAAGCTAAAACTGTTTATGAGGCTGTTGTTGCGGTGCCCTTTGTTGAGAAAGAAGGTGAAAGAGAGTTCTTTAAAATTATGTCTCCAAAACAAGGAGATATATTTGACGATTATGCTGGCAAAAGTATTAAGAGACAAGCTGAGTTAATGGAGAAATATGTTTTTCCACCTACTTTTGATTTTGTTCAAAATATTTCTGTGGACCCAATAGCTATGTATATTTTTGAATTCTCACATAAGTTTACACAAGATGATTTATCTCACATGTGGCAGAACCTATCGCCAAAAGTTGGCACCCAAGCAGAAAATGCCATGGCAACAGTCTCTCATCCGCTCTTAGCTAATCAGCTTTTAAACTTTGATTTTGCAGAAGCACAGGATGCTTTTGAAGAATCCCGTAAGCCAGCAAAGGCCGAGTTCCCAGAAAATCTCCAGTGGATGGTTTTTAAAGTTAAGCAAAGAGCAAAAACAAATTATTATGAACAGATTGCTAGCACTGAATCTGCCGTAATTCCATTTTACACTCAAAATTGGCCGTATGACTTCTTTTCTCTTATTGAGGTAGCTGAGATTGATGCTGAAGTTAATCTTAAGCCTACACAAAATAATTTAGATATGAAGACTCAACAACGCACCGCTGCTCAAGAAGCCCTGAATGAAGTGACAAGCAGGCAACAGCCGCTAGATATCGGACCAGCGGAGGACTAATAGATGAAGTTTTTTAACCCAAAAGAGGAAGTGTTAGATATAAAGATGACCCAATATGGTCGCCATTTGCTTTCAAAAGGAGAGTGGAGACCAGAGTTTTATGCATTTTTTGATGATAATGTTCTTTATGATTCGCAGTACGCTGGCACCACCGAAAATAAAAATAGCACCGAGGGTAGGATTCAAAACGAAACTCCGTTGCTAAGAACTCAACATACTTTTACCGGCCGCGACGAGTATCTATTTGACGGGGCTAACGATATCGTTGATAGAGTTAGACTAAGCACTTATGAAAAACTTAATGTTATGCCGATGTCCCTTGGCACTTCTGATTATGAGTCAACAAAAACTCCCGCCTTTCGAGCACAATTTTTAGCGGGGGAGATAAAAAGTTTAGAATATAATCTTACGGGGAGTTCTAGAACGGTGTCAGGAGTCTCGTCAACAGCCCATCAACTACAAAAAATACCCCAGTTAGAGTTTGATATTGAATATAAAATACAAATAATCGATCCAGAGTTCCCAGACGAAGAAGTGGTTCAATTTGAGGTAGACCCAGCATTAACACCGGGCACAACATATAGCGACGGAAAGCAGGTTGTTGTCGGCCCAGAACAGATAATATTTACTCTTGAAGAACTAAATGCACCATTTGATTTTAAAAACTATGATATAGAGGTTTTTGAAATAACAGATGAATTTGGTGAGAGTGGAGAGCGAATATTAAATCCACTTAATTTTGTTAAACCTCTTGAGATGGTTGAGAACAATATATTGATAGATAAAAGAGATGCCGAAATAAAGGCTGGAAGAGTAGCAGGTTCTATACCTGAAACTGATCCAACTTTTGTTAGTTACTTTTTTGATATCAATGTGGACGACGAGATATCTGAAACCATTCTATGCAAGTCAGTAAGCGAACTTAAAGCCAAAGGCAAAAGCCTATATACAGATATTGATATTAATTGTCCCGATCTCTCAATTCCTGTGCGTCAAAATATTTACGGATCCGACGCACTTGACGAAGATTGTTCAGATTATTAATGGAAAACTACTTAGATATGTGAGGTTCTAGTTTATGCGAATACAAGTCGATTTTCCAAGTATTTTTAATACGGCGCTTCCAAAAGTTTATATTAAAAGGGTGTCGTTGATGCCTACTGTTGAGGTAGGTAATAGAAATGGGGTGTCCTATGATCTAGAGGCTAACGATGGCCTCCGGACCAACAAATATGGAAAGAAAAAACCAAAAAGAACTTCTCCAAGATTTAACGCATCCGGCGAAAAAGGTAAAGCCCTAGAGGTAAAAACCGAGGTTACTATAAAAGAACGCATAAAAGAAGATGGTGACACAACTTGGTATGGCAATGACGAGTTTAGGAAGTTTTTAAAACTAAAAGTTGTGTTAGCAAAAAATAGAGGCGCCATAGAAGACCTTGAAGACGGCCGCTTTACACCTAGATTCTTGAGACGCCTCAAGGCGCGGAACTTTGTGATGGAAAAAATCATCACATTAAGAAAAGATAATACATCAATATTAAAACAAAAAATTGAAATAATAGATGGTAGAGAAGTTTATTGTACGACGTATGAAGTAAGTTTTGTCATTCCTAATTACAGGCCCCGGAACATGTCAGTTTTTGCTGCGACTTTTGTTGATCTTAGAGAATATTACTCATATAAATCACCGGGCACAAAATCTTCTCGACGTTTTTTGCAAGGCACTGCTGTGTCGCAAAAAATAATCAAAGCTGGCGATGTGATAACGGACGCAAACATTTATTTACTTCCTAACAATAAGCTTTGGGCCGGCCCTATACACTATCATGAAGGCACTGGGTACATGGCCGGCGCATTTCATTCGGCCAAACCTCACAGCACTCTTCAGCAGAGAAAAGTTCCTAATTTGGTCATCCGAGATTTTAGAATACTTGACACGGTGAGGAAGGCAAACTTTTTGCTACGTCCTGAAAGAAAAACTAGAAACAAAAAACTCGAAAATAAAAGGGCACAAGGAAATAGAAATATTACAAAAAATCTATACATATCTGAGCCCGACTATGCATTTGATGAAAAAAACGAACTTAGATTTATTTTTCATCTTGATATGCATAAATTAATAGCAGAAAAGTCCCAGTTTGGGGCTTTGTTTCGTCAAGCCGACGCAGCCGCGCAAAAACAAATTATGACGGACACAAAAATAAAAAACTTAGTTATTTTACGACGACGCGTAAGAGAGGGGTTATCTGATAAAGATATTATCATTGTTGATAACGCTGATCAAGATGAGACTGTGGCACAAAGCAGCGATGGTAAACGAAACCGGTTGAGGCCGCGAAGAACCACAAGACCCCTAAATCCTCAGTTGGTAGACTCAGAAAAAATATTAGTTGGCGGAATAAGAGAGGTAAAACTGGATGTTCCCGGCGCCGTAGGCATTAGAACTTTTACAGTTTCTGATTTTGGAATGTCAAGCAAAACTGACGGTATATTTTCATATAGTGTCGATTTTGATATACAAGATGGTACAATAACGTTTGTAAATGACCAGAAGAAAAAATTATCACAAGCTATTAATGCTTTGACAGAATATTATGATGTTGCGAAAAGGCCTGAAAATACAAATATCGCAACTGGCCTATTTACTGATGAATTTATTAAAATGATGGAAGAGCAGTATAGTATACCAGAGTTTGCATCAGTTAACATACCTAACCGCCGCCGGCGGCGCCGCATAGTTCAGTCGAGTATCGCAAAGGCGCCATGGCTAAATGCAATAGCAGTTTATACTGATGTTATGAAAAACTTAACAAATGTTCAAACAAATGACATAACACGCGCAGCTTTTCTCCTACATAGCTTAGTGGAGCCATCAAGCGGCACAGTGGGAGGGATTGAAATACTGATGTCAACGTTGCAGGCCACTCAAAGCAAGATATCTACATCCGTTATAGGCGGAAAAAATAGATCTGGTTCTCCAACACCTAACACAAATATGCAAATGGAGGACGAGGTTGATTACAATGCCAAAACTCCTGCCTTCAAAGGCAAAGCACCAAAATCAGAAATTCGACTTAAAAAGCATTTTAAAACAGTTCACGACAGTAACATACAAAATTCTGTTGGATACGATTTTCTCAACTTACGTCGTTCAAAAAACTTAGGTTTAAGAGTGCTCACTACTGAGCAGTTATCTCAAAGATTGTCATTAGAAAATCAGAAGTATTATAGTAGAAATATAACTGACGAGGCACCGGACGATGTAGCCGACAATACCACTCCAGAAGATTTTACTAGATTCATTAATTTAGAGGATGCATATTATTCATATTTGACGCCTGCTAGGGTATTATATGGAAATAAAAGGCTTAAACTAATTAATCGCGGCCGTCGCTTGTGGAATGTAAAACAATATCAGTCATTTATTTCGAACATAGAAAATTCAACACGAACAAGAGGCGGTCTTGCGTCCAAGGGTGGCCCTGCCGGCAGAACTCCAAGAACAAGCCCATACATGCCGTCATTCCCAGTATTAGATTACGGTTCAGACTATGATAGAGGAAGAGCAAAAGTACGCGCCGAACAATATGAAGTAAATTCTATTAATAGTGTTGTGGTAGCGAAGTATGGTGTTTCAATGTCTACAAAAAAAACCGAGAAACAGTTTGTTAGGTCAGAAAACAAACTAAATGGCATTGATTTGGAGGAGGCTGGAATCCTGACATCAAATCAATATCTGGGCGAAAGTTCTACTTTTGTATCAGGTGGGTTGAATGTTTTGGAAAATGTCTTAGAGAAAATTGACGATTCGCAGCAAAAAGATTTTTCTTCAGTTTCAAATATATTTATTGGCGCCTCAAGAAAAGCGAAAAAGGATAAGCTTGCTGCAAAATCAAGCCTTACAATTAAATCTTTTAGGCCCTCAGATGAAAATAACGTTATGGATCAAGAACTAGAAAAATACAATGATATGGAAAACCCAAACAGCAAAAAACAAAGGTTTATTTCTAGAATTCCAAATCAGATAAAATCTATTTTCTTAGGAGATGATCCAAGAGTTAATAAGAATTGGTTTACTTTTTTAGAGGACAAAGGTCTTGATGTATCCAGTTCCTCTAGATATACGGGATTATATTATTTTAACTACAACCATATAAACCAAATAGAAGTGTTAGTTGGTTTTAAAGAGGACAGGGATGGAAACGCACAAGTTTCTTCCCCATTATATAGGCTTATGACGAGAGAGGAATTTGATAAGATATCAAATTCAAATAGGCCGTATGTGTGCCGCATGCGTACCGCCAAGGTACCCTTTTTCAGCAAAAGTAGGAAACTTAATTTGCCAGAATACAATGAAACTTTTATTGTAGTGTCTAGAGCAAGTCAAGAAGATTTAACCGCTGATGCAGAGATGATAGAACTGCAAGACGAAGCAGCAGAAGATTTTGATTTTGAAACAGAGCAAGAGTCTATATTTGTAAGCCGCTTAACGGAATATGAAGACCTGAATACAACTGGTAGGAGAATACTTCGTAGGCTTATTCGAAGAAACACACGTTTAGGAGGATTAATGCCAGAGTTTACATCTACGGCTTTTGTGCAACAACCAGAACGCATTTCAAGAACCGGAGCAACGTTTGGGGTTGACACAGAACAACAACGTGGTCAGAACGTGTCTAACGTCACTAGCGAGGCTATTACAACCAGCCGACGCGTCCGGACCCCACGGGCCGCTCCCACTCAGGCACAAGCCCAGACAACAACAGCCGCAAGGAGAACTAGCACAATGCCTCCACGCCCACGCGTTACAACTTCGACGCCTTCTGGCGGCGGGGGAGGAGGCTACTAATGGCCAAAAAAACTACAAGATTAGCAAATCCAAGTGTTATGAATGCTCAAGATAGGTTTCGCCTGTTGTTTGGCAGGTGGACACAAAACACAGACGGAATAAGCTTTTCAGTTTTAGAAAATGATAACACGGTTCAGCTTGATAAAATATTTGATCCCGTCCCACTAGAACCAGATCTTGCTACCGGTAATGTGTCGTTAACTGATGGCACGGAAAGTTTTACGGACGCTATAACAAGTACAAGTGACGAGAACACATCTCTCTTCCGTCCCACTGAAGAGATAGAGAGGCCACTCGGCTCGGTAAGCGATAGAACAGGAAACCCAATCCCATTTAATCCATATCCAACATTAGTGCCTACACATGTGCAAACAGTAAGATTGTTAGATACTAGGGATAAGAACACCACTACTCATCAATCTTGGGTGGATATTGTTAACAATTTGTTTGATCCCACCATAGTGTACGAAGATTATGTAACTTCTTTCGATGCGCCTGCTACAAAAGAGGAAATGCTAAACATAGAAGGTAGTCCTGTATCTGCACCAGCTACAATTGATTATGTATACAATTTTAGCGACATTCCTTATGAGAGGGTCGCGGCTAATGTCACAAACCATGTTGTCTTGCCGAACTTATACTCTATGCTAGATGAAAGCACAAAAATAGGGACAACACCAGTAACAGATGATACAGATATTAATGTTCTTAGATCCCCTACTGCTAGGCAACTAAGGCGAAACATTAGAAATAGAAATCAAAGATTGGGCCTTCAAAACAAAATAGTGCCCATTGAAAATATGCCATTATTAGCTGACTATGAGGGCAGTAAGTATTTATTTCAAATGTATGTGAATATGAATATACCACTTGATAAGAATAAGAAATTTGCTGAGGTGATGAAAGACAGTACGATGGGGATCGCTTTAACAAGAGATGTTGAAGGGGTGCCAGATGTCGCATCACAGCTAAAATCTGAACCTTTTGTTTTTTCTACGCAAGTCATAGCAAAACGATCTGGAGTAGAGGAGACTAACATCTCCGAAATACAAGTTAAAACATTAAATCTTTTAGATTGGACCCTAATAGATGCTCCCTCGTATGTCACCGAAACAGACACCCTGTATGAAGCTCCTTTTACTTTCAGCTTTGTCGGCGCCGACGCAGGATCATTCCAAGAGTTAGGCAATTTTAATTCTGTTTCTACTGCGATTGCAAATAACGATGCTTTTGCACTAGCATTAGAAAATTGCTACGATGGGCTAAAAGATCTTGCGGACAACAATCGACGAACATTCCAAGACTTGATAGGCGGCAAAGAGGCATATTCTGAAATGCTCATGTACAAGGTGGAAAAGAGGCTAGGACCAGTCCAGCCAGTTTTGCAAGATCCAATACAAACATTTCATTTTATGAACTCTGCTGAAGTCGAAGAATTTTTATCAAATGAAAATCAATTTAAGTTTGTTGATACACAGGTTAAGTATGGCACCGAATACATCTACACGGTGACCGGATACAGAGCAGTCATTGGAACTCGCTACCAGTATGGTAACCCAACCACAGTCTCGGACTCGTTTGAGAATCCAAATAATCGCACTGCGTCGGTACCCGTATTTACCACCCCGATGATTAAGTTAGTAGAAGTGCCTCTTCTTTCTTCAACAGGTAGAATACTTGACAACCCACCTCTAAAACCAGAGGTAAGATTTTTTCCAGTTGTTGGCGATAGAAGTAGTATAAAAATGTTTTTCACCACATCCACAGGGATGAAAGATGTTGAGCCTATAGCGTTCTCTCAAGAAGAAGCTAGCGAGCACGCACAAATTGCCATTAATCAAAACAGGAACGATGGTAAACTAACATTTAAAACCGATGACTCAGCCTCAGCTTTTGAGATATATAGAATATCGGAGCCTCCAGTCACTATTGATGATTTTGCGGAACAGTTGTTTGCAACAGTCTTAACCAGTTCTCCAACTAGTGTTCCCCTGAATGGCTCATCAGCCACAGCTTTAGTATCACAAATTCCAAATCAAAAGTATTATTATGTATTCCGAACGGTGGACACGCACGGCCACAAATCAAATCCAAGTGCAGTTTTTGAAATAGAACTATATAATGATGGAGGGGCAGGATATCCAATCATAAGACATTATGATATGGCTTCACCTGATCCCACTACAACCACTAAATCAGCAAGGAAAATAATACAGATTATTCCAAGAATATCTCAAGTATATTTAAATGAGGCAGCATCTGGCTTGTTAAATGAAGACGGTCAAACACAGCCCGCCGGCGGAAATAGGAATATTCAACTTGGAACCGAGGACGAGCCTTTATTTGGCAAAAAATTTAAGGTGCGGATAACATCTAGATCAACCGGAAAAAAACTTGATTTAAATATTGATTTTAAGACAAAACAACTCAAGAGTTCATAGAATAAGACAAAACCTTTTTAATATACTATTTATTATGATGCCTTTAGGAGAGGAAACGAATGGCTTTTTTAGATAATTCGGGTGATATTATACTCGACGCTGTGCTGACCGATACTGGTCGAATGAGACTTGCAAGAGGAGACGGCAGTTTTAAAATTGAAAAGTTCGCCCTTGGCGACGATGAAATCAATTACGAACTTTACAATAAGAACCATTCAAGTGGTTCTGCTTATTATGATTTAGAGGTTTTGCAGTCTCCTGTCCTTGAGGCTTTTACTGATAATGCAGCCTCCATGAAGTCTAAGCTTATTTCTATTCCAAGAAATAACCTGCTATATCTCCCAGTATTGGCACTTAATGAAGTTTTTGATACAACTGCAACAGCTAAACACACCTCTGGATTTTTTCTTGTGGCGGTTGATTCTGATACACAAACTGAGCTAGAGGTTAATACTTCTGGTGAGTCTGTGGCCGGTATCCTTTTTGGCGAGGATCCGGGCGCAAATGGCAATCGTATTCGAGTAGACCAAGGTTTGAACACAACAGCGATATCTCCGGGTAAAACTATTGGACCCCTATTACTTGAAACTCAATATTTGATTGAGATAGATAACCGTCTTGGGTCTGTTTCTAACCTTAAGGGCGGTGAAGCATCACCATCATTTATTGACGACGATAACCTTGCGTCTTACTATCTTTCTAGGGGAACAGACCGAGAATTTGTAACAAACAATACAGACACTACCAACTCTGCTAATCAGATTATTAGTGGCCCGCGCGGCACTATTCTTGTTTTTAAACTCGCCGCGTCCCTAGAATTGAATACGAGTGATTATTTGTTTGATACAATCGGCACTACCGAAACTATTTCTACTTCTAAGACCGCAAGTCAAAACTTTAAGACTATTAAGTCAAACATTAGAGTCACTGGCGTGAACACCGGATACCGTATCGATATCCCCGTCAAATTCTGCAAGAAGACAACCTAAAGGATAAGGATTAACAATGGCTACGACATTTAAAGATTTTCAAAGTAACGACTTAGCGAACACAAGAACCCTTCTCCATGAGGCGATTCCTATTACAGGGTCCATTGTGTCCGGAACATACGCCGAGACTAATATTAAAACATATGGACATGGAATGTTTTCGAGCGTATATGATTATCCTTTCCTAAGTTCTTCGGCAAACCATATCTTTGATACAACTCTCGGCATCTCAGCAACATCAAGCTTGTACGCCTCGGTTACTTCACAGAAAGCTAAAAAACTTAACATCTATAATCAAATGGCTCAAACTCTTGTTGGCTATGATGATTCCGGAAACATTAAGAAGTTTGTGATCCCCGAAACAAACGCCACCATGCATGATGTTTATGTGATACCATTCAGTCGGCTTTTATCGAAGGACGAAATTAAAAAAGGCTCTTTTAGTCTTGAACTTGCCGTGAGTGGTACTTTTGGCCATGGCGGACCTTTGTTCAACAAGCGCATTCAGTTATCTGATGCATCTGGATCAGATGGTTATTACGTTGACTCTCCAGCCGGCGAATATGGAGTTTTGTTTGCGACAACCTCTGCCCCCTCGGGTATTTCACTTATTGATGGTGAAGTTTCTTCAGCCGGTACTAGGCCAAGCGTTGGGCTTGTATACTATCAGGCGGGCATCGCTATTGTTTCATCTTCGGCATTTAACACTACGAGTAGTGGTGGTATTTTGAAAGATATTGATGGTGATGATGAAACTGGTGTTGAACTAGGTAGTGGCTTGGGTCGTGTTGGATTCGCTGCCGCCACAGCATCTACAATCGCAACTATGAACACTGGCTTGAGAAATCGTATTTATAATATATCATTCAATAATACAACTGAGCTTAACTCAACGATTTATTTCTGCCGCGCAGGACATACGGACTTTAACTACAGTTCAAACCCAACTTATCTCAATGGCAGCGAGATCAGAGTTAAGACACGCCCATCAGACACACCCGTCGCATATTTTACAACAGTCGGATTGTATTCCGCAGATAACGAGTTGCTTGCGGTTGCCAAGTTGTCTGAGCCGCTTCGTAAAGACCCCACGAACGAACTAACACTCCGAGTGAGGCTTGACTACTAGGAGGTGCGAGCATGCCTCTTTATAAGTTCGGGGCCGGGGATGTATTTTACAATCAGTTAAGAACATACCCCAGTTGTTCTTTTTTGATTATGTCGGGTAGCGAAACAGGCGCCGGCACAGTTTTTTATCAGGGAAAGTCAACAGAGCCCGGCTCAATCGTTGCAAATGTTAACGGTGTTCCTGTTGGTAATATAAGCTTATTTGAGCTTAATGTTGATCGTGCCGCAACTTCTACTGGTAGAGTTATCGGTTTGTCATCATCTGTTGGTACACAAAACGTTGTGGATAACGGAACAATATATCCGTTTATAGAAAAAGGTTTGTCTAAAGTAGGCTTTAAGGGTCTTACAAGAGAACAGTTTATCAACGACTATGCCCAAGGCGACGTTATAACTGGTTCTTATTTTATGTCTGCCAGCTTAACAAGAAGAAAATACATTGCCTCCGCAGGTTTTAACGACGCTAATAGAGATGGCGCTGCTCTTAAAAACAGTCTAGATTTTGCAAAACGCCTCGGAGATCATTATGATTTCCCATCTGGATCATCTGGTACCACTACTACTATTGACATTCCATCTATATATTACGGATCAGGTATCAAGCCGGGTACTGTATCTCTCGAAGTGTATGTCACTGGAACTCTTCATACGCGATGTCGGGATTCTAGATACGATGGCGCATTGATACAAGATTTTGTGGTTGGGTCAGACCACGGCGCCTCCAGCACCCCAACTAATGGCACAGTTGTCGGTTGTATATTATATAAAGAGGGCGTTATAATACTGAACAATACTACTAGCTTCCTCGGCCCTAGCACTAGTGTCCCCAACACACCCGGCACCGGTACCGAGAGCCGATATTCAAGCCCAGATAACCAATCTATTTCATCTACTGGTAACAATTGGAATTGGACAATATTTGGAGTGGGGATTCAGAATGGTCCTAACGTGCCGAAACTCGATACTCTCTCTAATGGATGGCAGGTAGCAAAAAAAGTTTATTATAAGATTAATTTCGCAGGCACCCACAAAATCCCAACCGTCACAATGCTTGCCAACGCAAACCGAGGCGAGTTAAACTATACGAACAACCCAACTTATATTGAGTTTGGCCAAACGGCTTACAACCCAGTAACAAGTTCTACATTCTTTGGTGAGCAACAGTTAAATATCAAGAATATTCACTCTTCTTCCTATTCAGATCCTACTGGGAGCTTAAAGAAGACCACATATATTACCAAGATTGGCATTTACGATGATAAGAAAAAGCTTATCGGTGTTGCTTCTGTAGCCAAGCCAGTCAAGAAAACTGAAGATAGAGACTTGACATTTAAATTAAAGCTTGACATCTAGCATAATCGTGTTATAATATAGTATGATATTAGGTTTAGACGTTTCCACAAGCATCACCGGATACACAATCGTAGATAACGGTAATATAATCCTTAACGGTGCTTGGGACACAAGAAAATACAAAAACTTTTTTGATAAGGTCGTTCACGTTAAAGACGGTCTTGATAAGATAAGGAAAGAATATGGAACACGGATTACAGCAGTTTACATCGAACAATCACTCCAATCATTTAGATCAGGGTTTTCATCTGCCAAAACTCTCTCGACTCTTTCTCGTTTTAATGGCATCGTCTCTTGGTTGGTTTTTGATCAATACGGAATCCAGCCAGAATACATTGCGGCTACTTCTGCAAGGAAACTTTGTGGAATCAAAGTAAGCCGGGGACAAAAGGCAAAACAAGTTGTTTTAAATTTTTTACTTGACAACGAGCCTAGTTTCGTGATAGAATATACTCGTAACGGTAATCCTAAACCCGAGTCCTATGACAAAGCTGACTCGATAGTGATTGCAAGGGCGGGGGCCATATGCGAGCAGAAAAACTCAAAATAATAAAGAATGTTCTTGGACGAGGCTATCAGTCTGGTGAAGAGCATCTATTCAGTTGTCCATTTTGCGGCCATCACAAGAAGAAGATGTCTGTCAATGTGGACAAATCTGTATTCAAATGTTGGATTTGTGACAAGTCAGGCCGAGATCTAGGCTACATTGTCCGCAAGTTTGGAACCAGAGAAGATCGTGACGAATGGTCCAAGTATGATGACCGTGTTGAAATCACAGATTTTGACTTCTTATTTGCGGAGCCTGAAGCCCCTTCTGAGCAGCGCGTCTCTTTACCCGACCAACTAGTCACCTTAACAGGTAAGACGCCTTCTGTGGCCTCACAGATTGCTTTAAACTACTTATCGAAGCGTGGGATCACAAGAGACGACATTCTCAAATGGAAGATCGGGTATTGCCCTGACGGAGAGTATGCTGGTCGTGTGGTTATCCCATCATTCAACGAGAACGGCTATGCAAACTACTTTATTGCACGCTCATACGGTGATGCTTGGCCAAGATATAAGAACCCGCCAGCCTCCCGTGACATTATTTTCAATGAACTGTATGTAAACTGGGATGAAGACATAGTTATAGTAGAGGGCGTCTTTGACGCCATAAAGGCCGGTAATGCAATTCCTCTTCTTGGATCAACGCTTCGTGAATCTTCTGCTCTTTTTCAAACCATTATTAAAAGCGGCTGCTCTGTGTATCTGGCTTTGGATGAAGACGCATCCAAAAAGACGCGCTCCATCACTCGCTTACTTATGAAATATGGGGTCGAGGTTTACGAGATAGACACATCCGGTGTTGAAGATGTTGGAGAAATGACAAAAGAAGAGTTTAAGCACAGGAAAAACAACGCGGCGATTATAGAAAAAGACAACTATTTATTGCAAAGGCTTTTTGCTGTTTAGGGTCACAAAATGAAAACCACCAAATCACAGTTAAAACAAATCATTAAAGAAGAAATGTCAAATGCCCTCAAGGAGCAAGACGGTGAAGAAATAATGTCTGCCATAGAGGACGTGCCAAAGGCAGCAGAGGACATAGCAGATAAGGTGCGTGATGAGGTTGAAAAAATGGCAGAGCCATCTGGCCTCGACCCATCAGTTTTAATGCAGGCTATTGCAGCGTTGTTACAAGCAGATTAAGGGAAAATAAACAGTGAAAACCACCAAATCACAACTGAGACAAATCATTAAAGAAGAAATAAGCAGCATGCTGAACAAACCAAGAACAGCAGACCAGTTTTTAGAAATGATTAAGTCTCAGTTTAGGCGGGCGGCAACAGAAAAAACTCTTGAAATGATGGCTAAATACTATGATGCAATGGTTAAGACCGCAGCCGAAAGAGCACCGCTTCAACCCAGCGACCCAAAAGAGATCGCAGCAGAGATTGGTATTGCACAGGACAGTCCTTACCTACGGTGGGCTACTTTCCACCTAAACAAGCTTCAACAAGTACCCAGAGAGGCTTATGAAATGCTGCCCGCAAGTGACGAACTTACCGCTATGCATTACGACCGCCTCGCAGCAAAAGAGAAAAAGCGAGCAGAGCGAGAGGCAGAGTTGCGCCGCCCGCGTACACCCGAAGAGAAAAAAGCAGCAGCAATCAAATTTGGTCAAGATATGGCCGCAGGCAAATACGGCCCGCTAGATTAAGGAACAGTATTATGAAAATCACAAGATCACAACTTAAACAGATTATCAGAGAAGAGTTGGAAGAAGGCGGTCTCGCTGGGCACTACGACAAGGATCGCGACATCGCCGTATCTGACGCTCTCGTTAATGCGGTGCTTGACATGCAGGAGATGCGTGGCGATGCGTATGCTGTAAAGGTTCTTAGAGAGATGGCTAACGACATTGAAAAAGAAATGGCCGCAAAAGACGGCCCCACTATGCAAGAGGAAGTGAAAAAACAAAGTATAAAGGCAATAATCAAGCCCATTGGTCGTATGACTCGGTACATCTTGAAAACACTCAATTATGATGAAGATCGCGATGTTGACTACGGCATACCGGGGGAAGATCCGGGATTTGTAGATGATAAACAGTGGGTTGAACTTAAAAGTCTTGTTCAAACAACTCTTTCCAAGATTCCAAAGGCAGGAAGGGCCGATGCTATGTATGATGAAATTATGACCAACATTCAAAAACCTCGCCTTCATCGCACAGAGATTGCCGACTTTGCGTCTGCTTTTGATGAGTATTTTATCGGGTTAGAGGCTATGGTAAGGGATGGAGATTTAAGATGAAAATCACCAAAGAACTTTTAGAGCAAATGATTGAGGAAGCAGCATCGGAGTATGTCTATGGTGTTAAAAACCCCGGTCGTGTTGCTAATCAATACAAGATCAAAACAATCAAAAAAGTTATCTTTGAAGAGTTATCCGCAAACCTTACTGAGGACGGACACGAAGATACATCCTCAGCTATAAGAAAGTTAAAGACTTCTATTGAAGACGCAGGAGAGATCCTACAAGGTCTCCAAGCACACCACGGTGATTTACCATCTTGGTGGATGGGCAAAGTAACTATCGCTGCTGACTATCTTAACAAAGCCAGAGACTATTTCCTTGTTTCCGGTGATGTGATGCAAGAAGAAGAGTTGGACGAGCGATGCCAGAAAGGTTACAAGACCCATCCAACACGCAAAACAAAAGAGATGTACGGCAAGACTTACCGCAATTGTATTAAAGCAGAAGGCGAGGAAGTTGAAGAGCGCAAACTAAAACCGGGCGAGAAAAGAAAACTTAAACGACTTGAAAAAGAAGTTCCCAAAAAAGACTTTACTGACCAGTATGGAAAGGAAGGCGAATCTATTTATTATGCTACCTTGACTAAAATGGCGAAAAAGGATAAGAAAAAATGAAAATCACTAGAGAAAAACTAAAGCAAATCATCAAGGAAGAACTTGAGAGTGCCCTTAGTGAACAACCACGCGCCATGATCGGCGCAGGTATACCCGGCATTATGAAACGCCTTAGCCCCGTTCCGGACCATCTGGTACAAAGCTATAAAGGAAAAAAGAAAGTCTATAACACGAATAATGGAAATATTGTGGCATTAGATGATAGGGGCATTCCTTTTGTTGCATATGCTGATGAGATAGAGAAGAACCCCAATGCGGACTACCAATTCGCGATAGACACGCTTAAAAAAAATGGCTATGTAGAAGCTTCTCTAAGTGTCCCTATGTCTCCGGCAAATCTTGAAGCACTCACTCTCGGAGCTATCAAAGGGGAAGAGATCGACCGTGGCTATGTACAAAGAGCGCGCCCAAACTTTAAGAATCAGGACAAAGATATCCCCCGGATTAAACAAGTCATCGGCAAGAGAGAACTATCAGACCCAAGTATGCCTAACTGGGATCCCAGCAAAAATCAAATAGTTTACTTGGGATCACGGACACTTCGTTCCGGAGATCAGGAAATCTACTTTAAGACATCAAATACTCACAAGTATTATAAAGCATTGTCCAGATAAAGGGAATAACATTATGAAAACCACCAAACAACAACTTAGACAAATCATCAAAGAAGAGTTAGAGGTCATCCTCACAAACGAGGAGGCAGGCGAACTCTTTGGCGAGGGTGTTGAAGCAGAGTTAGAAGAAGAGTTGAACGAAGATCTGACTACTATTATGCAGAATCTTACACCTGAGAATCTTGATTTGATTGTTAGGTCTATCATTCAGGTTGGCACAACATTTGGTGTTCCGATGCTCGCCGCCGCCCTTGGTAAGTTGGGCCTTGAAGCAGCACAGGCAGCAAGAACAGCCGGCAAGGCGAAAACGATGATTGGTGATAAGGATTCCGGCAGGTTAGTTGATTTTCTGTATCATGAAATAACAGGTTATAGAGATTTTAAAGGGCAGGATAAGCAGTCACTTGAAGATGCCGAAAAAGAGTTCCCAATGGCGCCCGCCCGTCCCCCTATGCCTAAATAAAAAATAATCCTTGACAACAAGTTTGTAACAGGTTATAATATATTATATTCAAGTAAGGGGTTACTTTGAAGATAGCACATATCGCGGATACACACATCCGCAACTATAAGTATCATAGAGAGTATCGTGAGATATTCGATCTTATCTATGATAGACTGAAAACAGAGAAAGTTGACTACATTGTTCACTGCGGAGATCTCGCACACACAAAGACACAACTTTCTCCTGAATACTTTGACTTGGCGACATCGTTCTTAAAGAACCTTGCCGACATTGCGCCGACCTACATCATTCTTGGCAACCACGACGGTAACCTAAAGAATGAACACAGGCAAGACGCAATCACGCCAATCGCAAACGCACTCCGACACCCGAATCTCAACCTGTTAAAGAACGCAGGCGAGACGATTGTCGAAGGCAACATAGCGTTTAACGTTCTTTCCGTCTTTGATGAAGAGAACTGGGTGAAGCCGACAAGCGACAAACGCATTAACATTGCGCTGTATCACGGCTCTGTGTCCGGTGTTACAACCGACACAGGCTGGGTAATGACGCACGGCGACCACCCTATCACAGTCTTTGAAGGGCACGACTATGTGTTCCTCGGGGACATCCACAAAACAAACCAAATCCTCGATGACGAGGGACGTGTAAGGTATCCGGGCTCCACTGTTCAGCAGAACTTTGGTGAGACGGATGACAAAGGCTTCCTGCTCTGGAACATCCAAAGCAAAGAAGACTTTACTTGTGAACACGTTGTAATCCCAAACCCCAAGCCTTTTATAACAATAAACCTAACCCCCACTGGGCGTATGCCCAAAGGCTTGACCGTGAAGAAGGGTGCAAGATTACGACTTGTGTCTAACAATAATCTATCTCTTGAAGCGATGCGAAAGGCAGTTGATGTCGCAAAGCAACGCTTCAAGCCCGATACTATTACATTCTTAAACCGCGCAGCAGGGGAGCGTGGTAATGTTGAAGAAATCACGGACAGTATTCAACAAGACGATATGCGTAATCCACAGATCCAAGAGGAACTTATCCGCGAGTATCTAGTAGATTACCAAGCCAGCGAAGAACTGATGAAAAAGGTTCTGGACCTTAATACTCTCTACATTAAGAAGGCAGAAGAGTCCGAGGAGATCTCTAGAAACATCAAGTGGCGTATCAACGATCTACAGTGGGATAATCTGTTTAACTACGGTGAAGGCAATAGAATTGATTTTAATAAACTAAACGGAACAGTTGGTATCTTCGGTAAGAACTACTCCGGTAAATCCAGTGTGGTGGACAGCTTATTATATACTTTGTACAACACAACGTCTAAGAATGAGCGTAAGAATGTCAACATTATTAATCAAAACAAGGACGAAGGCTCTGGCGAGGTTGTAATTACTATTGGCGATGAGCAGTATTACGTCCGTCGCGGCTCGTCAAAATACACAAAACGACTCAAGGGTGTGGAAACTCTTGAAGCCAAAACTGATCTTGACTTCTTCAAGGTCGGCCCAGACGGAGAAAAGGTAAGTTTAAATGGCCTCACAAGAAACGACACAGACAAAAACATCAGAAAGGTATTCGGAACTCTTGATGACTTCCTTCTCACTAGTTTGTCTAGCCAGTTGGATAGTCTTTCCTTTATTAGGGAAGGTAGCACAAAACGGAAGGAAATCTTGGCAAAGTTTCTCGACTTGGAAATCTTCGAGAAAAAGTTCAGACTAGCGAAGGAAGATGCATCTGATATGCGAGGTGCTTTGAAGCGCCTTGAAGGACGCGACTATGATACAGAGATCGAAGAAGCAGAACAAGAGCACACTCAATGTGAAGAGGAGTTGGATGACCAAAAGGTTAAGTGCGCCGACTTAAGGCAAGAAGTTATTGATCTTAGAGACAACATTACAGAGATAGAAGGTAAGATTGCATCTATCCCTGCTGAGATGATTGATATTGCAAAAGTCAAAATAGATATTAGACAAAGGCGTCTGGACCTCACCTCGGCACAAAAAGATCTTGAACAAGACAAGAAAACACTCAAAGATAAAAAGAAACTTACCAAAGATATTGATAAGTTCTTGGCAGGTTATGACGTTACAGATCTTGGCGATAAAGAAAAGAGGTGCGATCAGCTAGGCTTTGAGATAATGGATTTGGACAGAGAAATGATCCAGATCGTGAAAAAAGCTGCATCTCTCGACGATCCCGGCTTCTTGCGTGGTTGCAAGTGTTTGCACGAAGCAGAAGAAGCTTTAGCACAGAAGCCAGACCTTGAACAAAAAATCGAAGAACTTTCTCAGGAACTTGAAGGGCTTGATGTTGAATCTGTCAAGAAAAGCCTTGAGCAGTATCGTTCGCTAGCAGATAAAAAGAACCAAACGACGAGAGATATCACAACCACAGAACTTGCTATTGCTCGTAACCAGAATACGATCAATCGTCTGGCCACAGAGTTGTCTAATCTAAAAGACAAAGAAACATCTTATGAAGACAACCGTGAAGCTATTGAAAACTTGGAAGCACTCCTGACTGAGAAAGACGGCTTAGACGCAGATATATCTATTAAGGAAGGTAAGCTAGAGGCTTGCAAAGATAAAATTGTTGATTACCACAGAAGAGTTGGCTCGTTAGAGCAAAAAGTTATCAACATTAAGGATCAGAAGAACGACTATCTTGAGCTACGCGAACAGTTCGCAGCCTACGATCTTTACATGCGTTGTATGCACCCTAACGGTATCGCATACGATGTTATCAAGAAGAAGCTTCCAGTTATCAACCAAGAGATAGCAAAGGTTCTTACAAACCTAACAAACTTTGAAGTCCTTTTTGAAGAGGATGGAAATAAGCTTGATATCTTTATCAAGCACCCGAAGCATGACCCTCGTCCACTCTCTATGGCTTCGGGAGCAGAGAAGACAATGGCCGCAATGGCTATCCGTCTTGCTTTCCTTGCAGTGTCAAACCTGCCTACAAGCGACATTATGGTGCTTGATGAACCGGGGACAGCATTGGATGAGGAGCACTTACAAGCATTTACCCAACTTTTGGACATGATTAAGGTGCATTTCAAGACAACACTTTTGATTTCCCATTTGGATTCTTTGAAAGATGTTGTTGATTTAACACTTGACATTTCCAAAAAAGAAGGTTATGCTTATATAAACCAATAACTATTTATTACATTGGAGGAAATATGAATATGATTAAGGGAGCAGTCGATAAGACTTTGGAAAAGGTTGTATCGCGCAAGCTACTTGTCTGGGCAACTGCAACCGGCCTTGCGGCTGGTGGCTTTTTGACTAGCGGAGACTGGGTTGTCATCTCTTCGTTATACCTCGGTGGCCAAGCTGTCATCGATGCCGTTGTTAAGCTTAAGAGCGTATAATGCGAAGCCTTATGAGATTCATAAGCACCTACTGGAAGGAGATCGCTCTGGCGGGACTGCTATTTGCGGTCTCCTTCTTTTGGTGGCAAGACCACAAGGGTCTTGTTGATGCATACGACGCGTCCGTAGAAAGCTACGAGACAAGACTAAAAGAACTAAAAAAGAGCCACCAACGCGAGACTGAGCGTAAGGAAAAGGCTCTGGAAGATTACAAAGCAAAGCTGGAGGAACTAGAAATGGAATACACAGAGTACCAGCAAGCAGTAGCAGAGGCAAAAGAAGAACGAGTACGAGACTTCGTTACACTACGACAAAGCAATCCAGATCAACTGATCGTGGAGATTGAGGCAAAGTTTGGTTTTGAACACGTTGATTAAAACATTGTTTTTATTTCTCTTGATGATCCCCGTAGCTTACGGTGGCGATGGTAAGTTTACCCTCGTTCCGCAAGGCGGGGTTGTCCCATTTGAAGCAACCTGTTTTGACACCGAGGCTACAGCCAAACTATTAACTTGGAAAGAGTTTCTGGCAGAGGAAGCTAAGACTCAATGTGAGTTTGAGAAGCGAGCCTTAGTGCTAGACTCAGAGTTAGTCATTAAAAATATGCAGATTACACTTGATGAGACACAGGTTCGCTATCAGGTAGAGATTGATACGAGGGACGAAGAGATCGAATCCCTTAGAGACATTATCAAGAAAAACAAAAAACTAAATATACCCGTAGTCGTTGCAACCAGCGTGGCCGTTGGTTTTGGAGTTGGCTTCGGCACTTATCATTTTGCGAGCCGGTAATGAAAAAAGATTTAGATTTAAATGACATTGCTAAGTTTGAAAAAGCGATCGCAAAGAAATACGGTCCAGAGGCCATAGAGAACCCAAGGAAACATTGGAACGATGAAAAGGAAAAGTCTTATCAAGACCAGATTAAAAAGCTTGCCGAAAAAGAGCTTGCATTCGAAGAAAAGGACGATAAAGTAGAACAAGACGGCTTTTTAATCTCTAAAAAACTACTTAATAAAGACGCAACTAGGAGATCTTGTCCAGTTTGTAAAACATATTCTTTTAAAATAAAAGATGATGTTTACATGAATAAGTTTGAATGTTGTGAAAAATGTTATGTACAGTGGGTTGAAAACCGAGAGGAACGCTGGTTGTCAGGCTGGCGTCCCAAAAAGCAGGAGAAAAATTAATGGCTACAACAATGGAAATCGTTCAAGGTATCTCGCAAGTAATGGCAAACAGTTACGATGGAGCCCTTGACGAAAATGGTGAGCCTATCAAGGTTGGCCTCAAAAGAGAGGAGGGTCACCCAATTTTAGACTCTCGCGTCATGGACGGGTTTAAAATTTCTTTTCATGGCAACAAACTTTGTATCCACTATCATGCTGAAATTAAACTTAAAGATGTTTATGCGAATGGATTTGAGTCTGACTTGGAGCAAATGATTGAAGACATCGCTTCCTTTGTCAAGAAAGAATATAGAAAGGTTACTGGCAGTTCGTTAACTCTGACTAAAGATGGGGAAATGGATGCACTTGTGCAAAACACATCTAGAGTCCGCACTTTTGTCCAAGCCAAATGTTTCTATATCATTGGCGGATTAGATGATAGTACCGAGGGTATTAGCGATCCATCCGAAGATAAGCTTGAAGACAACTTCCGCAAGTTTTTAGAACAGGACGCTGGCGATAAGAAGGCCAAAAATGACAAGCGCAAAGCACCTACCCCCGGCCAGCCCGTTTACGCAGGCAAGGGCAAAGTCCACGCTAGAAAGGATGTAAATAGCACTTACAAGGCTGAGTAATGCCAGCGGGTCTATCCAAAAAAGAAACTGTCAAAGAGATAGTTAAGTGCGGTAAAGACCCGTCTTACTTTATCAACAACTATGCTAGAATCTCGCATCCCCTGAAAGGTTTGATACCATTTAAGACGTATCCCTTTCAGGATGAGTTGCTTGTAGATTTTAACGACTACCGCTTTAATGTTATTCTTAAAGCTAGACAGTTGGGCATCTCAACTATCACAGCCGCATACATTGTGTGGCTTTTGCTATTTTATCGAGACAAGAATGTCTTGGTTATTGCAACTAAGTTCCAGACTGCTGCAAACTTGGTCAAGAAAGTCAAAAACATTATGCAGAATGTTCCCCCTTGGCTACGCATCGCAGACATTAAGATTGATAACCGCACGTCGTTCGTCCTGACTAACGGCTCCGAAGTTAAGGCTGCTTCTACATCTGGTGATGCTGGTCGTTCGGAAGCTTTGTCCCTTCTCGTTATTGACGAGGCCGCACACGTTGATGGGTTAGAAGAGTTGTGGACCGGCTTGTATCCTACGCTATCTACTGGTGGTCGCTGCATTGCTCTATCTACACCAAACGGTGTTGGCAACTGGTTCCACAAAACCTATATTGAAGCCGAGCAAAATGTAAACGACTTTCATCCTACCAACTTACCGTGGAATGTTCACCCTGACCGTGACGATGAGTGGTTTGAAAAAGAGACAAGAAATATGTCTCGTAGACAAATTGCCCAAGAGCTAGAGTGCAACTTCAACGCTTCGGGCGAAACTGTCATACATCCGGAAGACTTAGAAAGACTAGTATTCGGCGCTACAGAGCCGATGTATAGAACCGGCTTCGATCGTAACTTGTGGCTTTGGGAGCAATACAACCCAGAGGCCACATACATGATGTCCGCAGACGTTGCCCGTGGAGATGGGGCAGATTTTTCTGTTTTCCACATAGTTAAATTAGAAACTATGGAGGTCATAGGTGAATATCGTGGCAAACCAAACCTTGAGGAATTTGCTTCTATTCTTGATTCCACAGGTAGAGAATTTGGCAATTGTCTGCTGGTGGTTGAGAATAACAGTCTAGGAATATCAATCCTAGAGAAGCTGCAAGACAGAGAATACCCCAATCTTTATCACTCGATAAAGGGTACTCATGAGTACATTGATCAGTTACGAGCAGAATCAATCAACAATTCAGTTCCCGGTTTTACTACTTCATCCAAGACTCGTCCACTTATCGTGGCGAAAATGGAGGAATTCATACGAAATAAACTAATTACAATATATTCTTCACGCATAGTAGACGAGTTTAAGACATTTATATGGAATAACAACAAGGCACAGGCTATGAGAAGTTATCACGATGACTTAGTTATGGCATTGGCAATCGCTTGTTGGGTTAGAGACACAGCCTTAGAGGTTAGCAAGAAAGACATAGAGTACAGAAGGGCTATGATGGATTCAATGAGGCTCAACACAAGACAAATCAAGACTACAATACCGGGAATGGAAGGGCACCAACAAGGCGTGTGGAGCGAAAAGGCTAAGAAAGAAATGCAACAACACAAAGATTTTATTTGGCTTATTAAGGGATAGATAAATGGCAGATCAAAATAGAAACCCAAGAAACCCAAGATCAGAATTGTTTAAGGCTCTGACTAGAGTTTTCTCTGGTCCACTAACAACTAGAAGAACACAGACCGGCCGTAGACTGAGAAGGTATCAACTGGACAAATTCCAGAGTAGATTTACTTCTGCTAGTGGTCAGTCTTTTAAAACCGCTCGTTCATATAATGCATACAATATGCAACTGGGGATTATGAACCAACACAACCGCACCGAGAGGTATGTTGATTTTGACCAGATGGAGTACACTCCAGAGATAGCGTCAGCCCTTGATATTTATGCTGATGAGATGACCACGCATTCCTCGTTACAGCCAATGCTTAATATTAAATGTTCGAATGAAGAAATTAAAGCGGTCCTTGATTCCTTGTATCACAATATTTTAAATATCGATCACAATCTTTTCGGCTGGTGTCGCTCTATGTGCAAGTATGGGGATTTCTTCCTGTATCTTGACATAGATGAGAAGTTCGGTATTAAGACCGGCATTGGACTGCCTTCTAGGGAGGTGGAGCGCCTCGAAGGTGAGGACGAGACAAATCCAAACTATGTCCAGTACCAGTGGAACACAGCGGGTATAACTTTGGAAAATTGGCAAATGGCCCACTTCCGAATCCTTGGGAACGACAAGTATGCACCATATGGAACGTCTGTTTTAGAACCTGCCCGTCGCATCTTTCGTCAACTAATTCTTTTGGAAGATGCTATGATGGCATACCGTATTGTTCGCTCTCCGGAGCGCCGAGTAATAAAAATTGATGTTGGCCAGATCCCTCCTAATGAAGTAGAGCAGTATGTTCAAAAAGTCATCACATCAATGAAACGAAACTCTGTTGTTGACGAAAACACAGGCCGAGTTGATCTTCGATACAACCCTCTGTCTATTGAGGAAGATTATTACATCCCCGTTCGCGGAGAATCAAAAACAGAAATTACATCTTTACCCGGTGGAACATTTACCGGTGACATCGACGACGTTAAATACCTCAGAGACAAACTATTCTCTGCTCTTAAAATTCCTGCTTCCTATCTAACAAATGCTGAAGGTGCTGAGGAGGATAAAACAACGCTTGCCCAGAAAGATATTCGTTTCGCCAGAACAATTCAGAGACTACAGAGAGTTGTGGTGTCTGAGCTAGAAAAAATTGGTATTATCCATCTTTACACTTTAGGATTTAGAGACGAAGATTTGTTAAATTTTGAGCTTGCACTTAATAATCCGTCCAAAATCTCGGAATTACAAGAGCTAGAGCACTGGGATAAAAAGTTTGCAGTCGCGGGCGCAGCCACAGAAGGCTTCTTCTCACGCCGTTGGGTCGCCGAGCATCTATTCTGTATGTCCCACGAAGAGTTTGAAAGAAACCAAAGAGAAATCTTCTACGATCGTAAGTTTGATGCTTCGCTTGCAGCCGTTGCAGAGGCGATGCAAGAAGAGGCAGCAGGAGCAGGCCTTGGTGATCTTGGAGGCGATGAAGGCCTTGGAGATCTTGGGGATCTTGGCGATGAGGACCTTGGTGGCGATCTCGAAGATCTCGGCGGTGATGAGCCCGCAGCAGAGGAGCCAGCAGAACCTGAGATTGGTGATGACCCACTCTTAGCCGCCCCCGGTCGAAGAGAAGATGATGGTTATACGACCCCCGGATCCAAAGGTAAGGTTTATTATCCTGTTAAGAAAGGACGCGACAACAGGGCAAAAGGTGCCATGAAGCGTCACCGTTCATCTGTAGCAGGTACAAATATGGATCCTCGCAAGACTTTCCCCGGTAAGAGTGGTTATGGAGGCTTAGATTCCTTAGCCAAGGGGATGTTTGAATCGAAAGAAACTAATTATGATAATGGTTTTAGAACCGAGGAAGAAAAGATACATAATACTAACTTTGAAGTCAAAAGACTATTGGAAAGTTTAGGTAACTCAACGGAGATTAGCAATGAAACTAAGGCACAATAAGAAAAGAAATACTGCTTTCTTGTATGAGGCGCTTGTTAAAGAGTTGACGAAGGCCATCGTTAATAAAGATATAAAAAAGAAAAACGCTTTAGTTTCCACGCTGAAAGAAAATTTCTCTACTGGGCAAGTTCTTCAAAAAGAGTTGGAACTGATTAGAACTTTGTCCGAGACCAAGAGAGTAGATATGTTCACAGCAGAGCGGTTGTTATCAGAATCGGTTTCTCGTTACTCCAAATTGGACGCAGACAAAATTTTTGAAGCACAGTCTAGACTTATAGAAAATATTAATAAAAACTTTGGTAAAGAAGTTTATAGCAATTTTGTACCAAACTACAAGCACCTCGCTACTATCTGGCAATTGTTTACACAAAATACTTCTGTAAAAGAAAAAGTTCTTTTAGAGAAAGCCTTAGTTTTTTCTATGACTACAAAAGGTAAAGAACCCGTTAAGGCAAAACAAATGCCCCATGTTGACAAGCTAGTGTTTAAAACTGTTATTGAAAATTTTAACAAGTCTTATGATGGTGAACTTTTAACAGAACAAAAACAATTATTAAATAACTATATTGTCTCGTTCGGCGCAAATGAAGTGGAATTCAAAGTATACCTTAATGAAGAGCTTGGAAGGCTAAAAAACGAAATATCTTTACTTAAAGAAAAAGAAATAATGCTTGAAAATAAAGACCTTTTTAGCAAGTTAGGAGACGTTAGAGTAACGCTTGATAAATTTCAAACTGAAAAAATTAATCCCACAATGCTAGAAAAAATTATGCAGGTGCAAAAACTTGTGAAGGAATGTTCTGAATAATGGCTATCAAGATCACCGTTGGCTCCAAGCGACCACCAGAACCTAAAAAGCCGAACCCAATAGCAACGGTTGAACTTCAAATAAGAAGAACTGCTAATGGTGATTATTATATTTCTGATCATGCTGATATTGACATCATAATAATGGCAAACAAAGTTTTGGCCATTGCAAAAGATGTTATGTCAGAAATGGTATACGGTGCCCAAGACAGGCTATTCTCTTTTCTGGTAAAAAAGGGTCTTATCTCGGCCGAATCTATACAGGGTGGTTCCGTATATGGCTCTATGGAAGGTGCTTTACTACCATCTGACGAAATAAACGTCATCAATTTGACCATACTTAATATTTCAAAGTACATAGACGAAGAGCGTCCATACTTTGAGTTTGTTGAAAAGTTTGATGAAATGGAAACGGAGTACTTCACAGAGCCTGACGAAGAAGATTCAACTGAGCTTGGAGAAGTCCCACAAGAAGTTGAAAAGGGTACCTTGCGACCCGGTTACAGCTACGGCCCGTATTGGCAATCTTATACCTATGAGTAGAGGTTAAAATGGAATTATTGTGGTTTGCGCTCGCTTGCTACGGCTTGACTTATCTTGTCGTGTATGCGAGCATTTTTAATAGAATCCGACCAAGCAGAGAATGGCTTGGTGGTTTTGGCAAGTTATTTAACTGCACCCTGTGCTTTGGCTTCCACGCAGGCTGGTTTTTGTTTGTCATAAACCGTTGGACAGAACTATTTACTTTTGACTATACTATCGCAAACTTTTTTATTTGTGGTTGGGTAGGTGCTGGAGTTTCTTACATTCTTTCAATGATTGTTGGTGACGAAGGTATTCGGATAACAAAGGAGTAAACAATGCGACGTAGAAACATACCAGAGGTTCGACGCTGCTGTAGCGGCTCTTAACTCGGGCGGGTCGCGCCCGCCAACGTCAATTGGAGATAACTATGGGAAAATCACTTTTACGAGAATATTACGCACTTTGTGATGGTGGCGTCTGTCAAGACTTACTGACTGAAGAAGAAAAGAAGTTGATGTCCGCCGGCAAGAAGTTTTACATGACCGGCTGCATGCAGAAGTTTGATACACCAAACGGAAACGGTCGCGTTTATTCCAAAGAGATCCTCCAACGCGAAGTAGAAAACTATTGGAAACTTGTCAAGGAGCGTAGAGCACTTGGTGAGTTAGACCATCCCGATGACTCTGTTATTAACTTAAAGAATGCATCTCACCTTGTAACAGACATGTGGTGGGACGGCCCCGCTCTTATGGGCAAGGTCGAGGTTCTAGATACACCATCAGGCAACATTTTAAAACAACTGGCTAACTCTGGTGTCACACTTGGCATTTCATCCCGTGGCCTTGGGTCAGTCAAAGAGGTTCGCGGAACTACAATGGTCGAAGACGATTTTCAACTTATCTGCTTTGATTTCGTCTCGGAACCATCTACTCCCGGTGCTTTCATGCATTCCGATAAAAGAATGCGAGAACACAAAGAACCAAATATTTTTACAAAAGCAGATAAGATAAACAGAATCTTAAATAATATTTTGAGAGATTGAGATGAAAAGAACAGAACTTAAAAAATTAATAAAGCCATTAGTAAAAGAATGTGTCCAAGAGACGATTTTAAATGATGGTCTTTTATCAAATATAGTCTCTGAGGTAATGCAAGGAATGGGAAACCAGTTCCTCGTAGAAAATAAAGAACAGGTTGTTCCCACAATGTCTAACGAAAACAGTGTACAACTAGAACAACTAAAAGAAAGACAACAAGAGACTAGAAAACGATTGCTTGATGAAATAGGTCACGATGCTTACAATGGTGTTGACCTTTTTGAAGGCACGACGCCTATTAGAGATAGCGGGCAACCCTCCGCGACGGCTCAAGCGAACCCAATGTTTGGTCAGGATCCTGACGATGCAGGCGTGGACATTTCATCGATCGTCGCATTAGGTGGAAAAAACTGGAAAGCTTTAGCGAGTAACTAACTATTTAAAGGAAGAGAGGAAAAACAATGGCAACAGATCCCAAAACAGGACAGCAAATATTTGGTGGCTCTTATGGTGTAGGATTCAACAACGTCGGAAGCTATCAGGCCAGCGCCAAACCATATATTCAGACAGAACTTGTAGTGCCAGCATCTTCTAGTAACGCAGGCACTGCACTCGAAGTCGCGTTCCCGAAAGTGACAAAATTTATAACTGTACGAAATGATGGTACAGCATCGGAAGAAATTAGGCTTGCTTTTGCATCTGGCGGACTTGGAGTCAATAAGCTTGGGGCGACATCTGGTAACAACTACATCAAAATCGCACAATCTGCATCATTCTCAGCAGACTTTAGGGTTACAAAACTTTATCTAATGTCAGAGGATGGCCACACTCCAAACGCCACCGTCATTGCCGGCTTAACCCAAATAGATGCTACGCGACTTCCAGACTCTTGGAAGGGCGATAATGGTGTTGGCGATTAACACAAAGAGGAACAATGAGCTACCATAATAGAAGAGGCAATCGAGGACGCAATCCAAAAAAGTTTTATTATAAGACAAGACGACCTGCCCACGTTGCTACCTACGCCAAAGAAGGCGAACATCCAGAACGCACTATAAAACGTTTCCTTAAGAAGTGTAAGAAGGAAAAAATCATAGAGCAAGTAAGAAAATACGATTATTACGAAAAGCCATCTGTTAAGCGAAAACGAGCTAGATCTAGACGCAAAGCGGTTCTAAAAAAGCTAAATGAGCAAAACAAGAAGACATAAAGGTTTTTCTACAAATAGGGTACTATTTATTTATGACAAAATAAGTGTTTCCAACACGAGGATTAAGGTATGCCAACACTCTTAGAACAAGCTATTATTGATGCACAAGAACTTAGAGACGCCGCGCTAAAGAACGCCGAGTCTACTATTCTAGAAAAGTATAACAACGAAGTGAAGAATGTTGTTGAAACCCTCTTGGAGCAGGAAGAGGAAATGATGGGGGCTATGGAAGAACCTGCCTTCGCCGCTGCCGAAGAAGAGGAAATGTGTCCTTGCCCGGACAAGGAAGAGGAAGAGACCGTAATGTTCAGTCTTGATGACCTAAAAGCCATGGCTGATGAACTTGACGGTGATGCTCTTGGGACTCCCGAGGATCAAGAAGATCTTATGACTGATCTTGGAATGGAGCCCGAAGAAGAGGAAGACACACTTCCCCTTCAAGAAGATCTTCAGTTGGTTGAAGAAGAAGTTGAACTCGATGAAGCTACAATCAAAGAACTTGTTGAAGAATTGGTTGTTGATGTTGTGCCTACCAAGAGTGGCTGGCTAGCAACTCCTCAAGGCGAGATGCAATATGCAGAAGAATTAGAATTGGCTAGACTGGCTAGCACAGAGGCCCAAGAGCAGATTAAAGCTCTTAAGGATGCCCGTGACCGTCTAACCATCACAAACGAATCTTTGACAAGCGACAATAAGAAGCTTGTTGAGGGCATCTTAGCATTGAAAGAGAAGGTTGAACAAACCCTCTTGGAAAATGCGAAACTACTCTATATGAATCAGGCATTGAATAGTGCCTCCCTGAATGAGCGACAAAAGTCAAACGTTGTCGAGTCTATTCGCAAGGCTGATTCTGTTGAAGAGGCGAAGGTAATATTTGAAACCCTTCAAAGCGCAGCGGGCGATTCTACTCGTAGAAAGCCAAAATCGTTGAGCGAAGCAATCAGTAGACCTTCATCGACATTGCCAAGACGAAGAAAAGAAAGAGCACAAGGGGAAACCATTGTGAAGGATCGATTCCAAAGATTGGCAGGACTTAAATGACAGAATAATCCAATAAATTTAATAAAAGGAGGTGATTAAAAATGTCAGTATTAAATAAATTAACTGAAGGAATCGTTAACCGCGATCTCCGTCAGGAAGGCGATGCTCTTATCTCCAAGTGGGAAAAGACCGGACTCCTCGAAGGCCTCAATAACGATGTCACGAAGAACGGTATGGCTCGTCTCCTTGAAAACCAAGCCAAGCAGCTTCTGAAAGAGGCTTCTTCTATGGCAGCAGGCGATGTGGAAGGTTTTGCTTCCGTCGCTTTCCCGCTCGTTCGCCGCGTGTTCGGTGGTCTTTTGGCCAACGATCTCGTTAGCGTTCAGCCGATGAGTCTCCCAAGTGGTCTCATCTTCTTCCTCGATTTCACTTACGAGGCTGGTAAGCTCGGCCTCGCCGCCGGCGAATCCGTCTACGGTGGTGGAGTTGTTGGTAAGGGCATCCAAACGGGTGTCACAGACATCACCGAAGAGGGTGGTGGCCTGTATAACTTGCAGAATGGTTACTCGCAAGTAAGTGCTTCGACAACTGTTGCAACTACCATTGTTGCTTCTGGTAACGTCGGTGTGGGTGGTATTCCCGAGTTTGGTGATACAACTGTTTCTGGCTTTACTGCTGGTTATGACCTTGCTCGTCTTCTGAAGTTCGACGTGGACCTTGTGTCTGGTTCGGCTTTCGCAGCAGCAACAGTGCCATTGGCTACACTCACAGCAGCAGGCGTGCGATTCAACGAGGATGACTTTGTTGATATCAAGCTTGCCGACCAAAGCATTGACGGTGGTCTCGGTACTCTTACTGATGGTCTTCAAGTTCGTCGCTTGACCCAGCTTGACCCAACTGAGAATGCAGCTTCGGCAACTAGGCTTCTGTTTGTTGTCGCCGCAACTGGTTCGGAAACAACCGCGCAGATGACGACCTCGCTCAACGCTGTTGATCTTGCACTTCACACCATCGTGGATGACTTCATCGCTGGCGGCGCCATCGGTGCTGTTGTTGGTGATGATACTTGGGGTCTTGAAGAGCCTCAGTTCGGTACCGGCAATGCTGGTTCTACGACGGCTAAGAACGAGATCCCCGAGATCGACATCAAGGTGGACTCGATTGCTGTTACGGCACAAACCCGTAAGCTGAAAGCTAAGTGGTCGCCGGAACTTGGTCAGGACTTGAACGCCTACCACAACCTTGATGCCGAGGTTGAGTTGACTAGTGTTCTCTCTGAGCAGATTGCTCTTGAGATCGACCGTGAGATCGTTTCTGATCTTATTAACGGTGCAACTGCTGGTACGTTCTATTGGTCGCGCTCTCCGGGCATGTTCCTGAACCGCACAACCGGTGCAGAGATTGGCGCTTCAACCGCCGCTCCTGACTTCACTGGTACGGTTTCCGAATGGTACGAGACCCTTATCGAGACTGTTAATGATGTCTCGGCACAGATCCACCGCAAGACTCTGCGGGGTGGAGCTAACTTCATCGTGACCTCACCTGAAGTTGCTAACATCCTTGAGTTCACCGCTGGTTTCCGTGCAAGCGTCACCGCTGATGCTGATCGTGGCACCGCAGGTGCTGTGAACGTTGGTGCTATCTCGAAGAAGTTCGACGTGTACGTCGATCCTTACTTCCCTCGCAACGTGCTGCTTGTCGGCCGTAAGGGTGGTAGCTTCCTTGAGTCGGGCTATGTTTACGCTCCGTATGTGCCGTTACAGGTCACGCCGACTATCTTCGGTACCGAGGACTTCATCCCCCGCAAGGGCGTGATGACTCGCTACGCTAAGAAGATGGTCCGTCCTGATATGTACGGTCTGGTCATCTGTCGTGGCCTTCTCGGTGAGTCTGGCGCTTAGTAGCTAGCCAGCCTTTCTAAGACTATACCCCGCTATCTTCGGATAGCGGGGTTTTTGTTTATATACAAACTATTTATTATTAGGAGGAATGTAAAATGCACATTCGTAAAAGAAAGTGGCTTAGAGCCCAAGCAATCAAGAAAGCTGAAGCATCCCAATCGGTCGCCCCAGCCCCAGCCCCAGCACCAGTGGAGGCCCCAGCCCCAGCCCCAGCACCGGCTAAGAAGGCCAAAGCTACAAAAACTAAAAAAGCTACAAAAAAAACCATTAAGTAGAGGGAGAACTTTAAATGGCAGTGCCTACACTAACGCCTGTTAGTACAACAAGCAAAGTAATATTAACTTCTACAGGTAGCACGACTACCGTAGGCAATGGTGCAGGCTCAACCACTCATTATCCTTTTGGCATGTATGTCACAACAACATCTGCCTTATATGATACAAACTTTATTTCAGGAGCAGCCGATCAAGTCGCGTATACATACAAGAAGCTTGGCGGTGATGTGCTTGATATTGAACTAACAGTTGGGAATGTGTATGCGGCATATGAAGAGTCAGTGCTAGAGTACACTTATCATGTTAATAAACATCAGGCAAAAAATGTTCTTGGTAGCTTGTTAGGCTTTGCAACTGGCACATTTGATCATGATGGTCAGATGACTGGAGGCGATGCATCCGGATCTGCTGTTAACCTTGCGTTTCCAAAATTTAAAGTGGAATATGCTCGTAAGGTTGGCGAGGGCTTCGCGGAAGAGGCAGGCATTGGTGGTGATAATACTTTTTACTCGGCATCATTTGCATTAACTGCCGGCGTGCAAGACTATGATTTACAGGCTATTATATCAAAGTCTGCCGCTGATAATTACGATCAAGCCGAAGCCGGCGGTCCAGTGCCATACGCTGACCTAGTTGGTAACAGAAAAGTAAAGATACAACGAGTATTTTACAAAACACCGGGCGCAATGTGGAGATTTTACGGCTACTATGGTGGGTTAAATGTTGTTGGTAACTTAAATTACTATGGCCAATACTCTGATGATACTACTTTTGAGATTGTCCCCGTATGGCAGAATAAACTTCAATCTATGGCCTATGAAGACCACTTATTTACCAGATTGTCTCACTATTCATATGAATTGTTTAATAATAAATTAAGAATTTTTCCTATTCCTCACGGCTTTGTTCCATTCATGCATGTCCAATTTACCATTGATAGCCAGCCATGGACCGAAGACGCTGACAGGAAGAATGGTACAGATGGTATTAACAACATGAGTACGTTGCCATTCGATAACATACCGTATGAGAATATTAACGCTATCGGCAAGCATTGGATCCGCCGCTATGCTCTTTCGCTCTGCAAAGAGATGTTAGGTCAAATTCGTGGCAAGTTCGGTGGCGGTATCCCGATCCCCGGTGATAATGTTACACTTAACTCAGGTGATTTGCTTTCGCAAGCAAAAGAAGAACAAGACTATCTCAAGGAAGAATTAAAAACTATTCTGGATGAAATGACGTACAAAGCACTTGCACAACAAGACGCTGAAAAGATCGAAGCTATAGATAAGGTGAATGGTGGTATTCCATTAATGATTTATCAGGGGTAAGTAAATGTCAAATGAAAACAAATGGTCACAGCCTGATGCTCCACCCCCTCCCTTGTTCACAGGTAAAAAAGAAAGAGATCTTGTAAAACAAGTCAATGATGAGCTTATTGAGCGCGTCATAGGCCAAACCATCGCCTATTATCCAATAGACACACAAACAACAAACTTTCATTCTCTTTATGGAGAAGCTATCCACAAGAACTTTTTGCCTCCAATCAGAGTTCAGGCCCTAGTCGAGTTTGAGGGGATAAATACAAAGTTTGAAAACAGTATTGGCTTAGACAAAGAAACTAATATTACAGTTCATTTTCATAAACGTCGCCTAACCGAAGATCAAGACCTTTTTGTGCGAGAAGGTGACTTTGTAGCATACGGAAAGTTTTTCTACGAGATAGTTAGTTTATCGGAACCAAGACCACTCTATGGTCAAGTAGATCATCTTTTAGAGATTTCTGCTAAATGTATCCGAGCACGGGAGGATTTATTCGATGCCAGCTAAAAAGCCCGACTACTCGTTCACAGACTTGCCAGATCACGGTGATGTATTGAAAGATTTAACTTTCATGCCCTCTACTGCTGAAAACATTGATCAGGCCATATTTAAATTTATCAATGAAGAGCTTGATTTATTTACAACCACAAATAAAGGCAGAAAAAAGGTTCCTATTATTTGGGTTTCTGCCGAACGTGCTCATCAAATAAAAAACAATCGAGACCTAAGAGACAATAATGGTGTGTTAAAGCTACCACTTATTACAATTGAAAGAACGGGCCTAACAAAAGACCCAGCCTTCAAAGGCACTTGGCAAGCGCATATGCCAGACTTCGGAAAAACATATCACAAAGTTAGAAGAGTTAATGTCCCGGCAGCAAGAAAAATAAACCATGAGAAGACATCAAACTTTGCGAATGCTTTTTCGGGCAGAAGATCAGGGGTTAATAACAATGTTGGCATTGGCCAACAAAACTTTCCAGCCCAACCTAATAGGAAAAATCCAACTGTGCTAGAAACAATATACTTGCCAATACCAATCTGGGTTAACGCAACATATTCCCTAAAGCTAAGAACTCAATACATACAACAAATGAACGATTTAACACAGCCTTTTTATACTTTTACAGGACAGATGAATTCGTTTTTTGCGACTAACGAAGGTCACAGATATGAAGGGTTTGTTGAGGGCGACTTTGGTAAGACAAATAATATTGCTGATATGGGGGAAGAAGAAAGAACTTATGTAACAGACGTTACCTTAAAAGTTCTTGGCTATCTTATGGGCGAGGGTTCCAACGATAAGAAGCCTAAAATTACCGTGACTCAAAACTTTGTAGACGTAAAAATACCAAGGGAAAGAGTTATTGTTGGAGACATTAATGAGTTCTTAAGAGAGGACGAGGAAGGAAAAGGTTTTTATAGAGAGTAAGGGTCTTTGCTTCTATACAATACTATTTATAAAGTGAAAGGAACCATATCGAGACTATTTGGTTTTAAGGAGACATAGTAATGCCATCAGACGCTAGAAAATTTAGATTCGTATCCCCCGGTATTTTCATTAATGAAATCGACCAGTCGCAGATCCCTGCACTCCCTGAAGCTGTAGGGCCTGTGATTATTGGCCGCGCAGAAAAAGGCCCCGGAATGACCCCAACAAAGGTCGGCTCATTTTCTGAATTTGTTGAAAGATTTGGAAACCCACTCTCTGGTATAGGCACGGACGGTGATGTCTGGCGCTTAGGTAATGGTTACGCTGCTCCGTCATACGGTGCATACGCCGCACAAGCTTATCTCCGCGCTGGTGTTGGTCCTGTTACTTTTGTTCGTCTTATGGGCACGCAGTCTCCTGATGCTACCACTGCCGGCAAAGCAGGCTGGACCACAACTGCTACTAGTCCCACTAGTCTTGCATCCACCAACGGCGGCGCATATGGTCTCTTCTTGTTCGAGTCTGCTTCAGCAGGCGGTACAACGACTGCACCGGGCACACTTGCCGCTGTTTGGTATTTGAATAGTGGCGCGATTGTCCTTTCTGGAAACGTTGCTGGCTCTACAGCGACAACTGGCGCAGCAGCAGTGGCAGTCAAAGCGGATTCCACTGGCAACTTCAAAGCGCAGATTTATAGCACTGCCGGCGTCCCACTTACGGGCGCAGGAAAACTAGAGGACATTACCTTTAACCTTACTGAGGGTAGTCGCCACTTTATCCGTAATGTGTTCAATACGAATCCCGAGAACGCCGGCGCAATGGCAGATACAACCACTTCCAAAAACTATTGGCTTGGACAAACGTTTGAAAGCTATGTTGCACGCGCTGGAACGGCTGGTGCATCCTTAGCAGGAGACGCTGCTTCGTTTGGCGCAATTCTTGCGATCGCGAACAGTTCAGACGACAACGGCCCACATGAGCAAAGAATCCCTTACCGTGATGCACACTCTGGTTGGTTCTTTGCACAGTCTCTCAACGCCGACACCGCTTCATATACTCATGAAAATCAACAAAAACTTTTTAAGTTTGTTGGCATCAATGGTCACGGCGCATGGCTGCATAGAAACATTAAAATCTCTATCAATAACATCAAAGCACCAAGCAATGACAACGTGAAATATGGAACGTTCGATGTTGAAATTCGTAAAGCACAAGACACCGACCTTGGTCCAGTAATTCTTGAAAGATTCTCTAACTGTAACTTGGACCCAAGAAGCGCCAACTTTATTGCTCGCAAGATTGGTGACATCTCCGTTGAGTTTGACAATGATGAAAAGAGATATAGAGAGTTTGGGGATTATGCCAACAATTCTGAATACGTTCGCGTCGTTCTACATGAGAATGTTGGTGTTATCGATCCAAAGTTCTTGCCATTTGGTGTCTTTGGGCCGCCAAAGTATCCGGGCTGGACTTCTACTGCTGCTACCGCACCGACCAACGGTAATGCAAGCACCAACGCATTTGCTCTTGGCTCTAATGAGATCCCATTCTCTGCTTGCACAACTGCGAACTTCTTAACTGGTGGCGCAGATTCTGTTCTTGGTGCTTATGGTACTGCTGATATTACATATCCTAATGTCCTGACCCGCTTAAGTTGCTCTAATGGTGGCGACGGCGCTAGCCCAACCACTAATGCCTATTTTGGGCTGCAAACTACTAAGGCTAGAACTAGCACAGTGTTTGATAACGGGTATGTTGATTATCTTCGTCCTCTCGGAGCGGACGTTGTGAGTGACGCAGCTTGGGTAGATACTTTTGGAATCAGTGGCTACACTAGTCCGCTTATCCCACAGTTTAAGTTTACCCTTGATGAAGTGTTTGTTACTTACGATACAAGCACCTACTCCTCAACGACCCCAACTCTCGGTATTCAAGACGCTGCATATATCTCTGGATCTTTTGCAAACGGCACCTCGTTTACCGCAACCAGTTCTGTTGGTGGTACAGCAAACTTTGAGAATATTCTTAATGCCAAGGTTAATCGTTTCACATCGCCTCTCTTCGGCGGCTTTGATGGTGTTGATATCACAGAGCGTGATCCGTTCCGCAATACTCTTATTGATGGCACCTCACCTACGGAAGAGACTAACTATGTGTTCTTCTCGCTCCGCAGAGCCATTAACACTATTGCAGATGCAGAGGTCGTTGAGATGAATCTTGCTTCTCTCCCCGGTATTTGGCACGAAGAAACCACCAAGTATCTTATCGATACTTGTGAAGCTCGCGGAGATGCATTGGCCGTCATCGACCTTAAGGGTGGCTTTACCCCAAGGCACGAAAGCACTGATTCCAAGTCTACTAGAAAGGGATCGTTAGGTAATGTCCTAACCAACATTAAGGCTCGTAATCTTAACTCCTCCTATGGCGCGGCTTACTACCCATGGGTGAAGGTCAGAGACGATCAAAGTGGCACCATTGTTAATATGCCTCCTTCGGTTGTTGCCCTTGGTGTTCTTGCCAACACAGAGAGAGCAGCAGATGTCTGGTTCGCGCCAGCAGGTTTCCGTAGAGGTGGCCTGTCACTTGGAGCGGCTGGTCTAACTGTTAGCGGCGTTGAAACCAAATTAACTTCGCGCAATAGAGATGATCTCTACGAGGTCAATGTTAACCCGATTGCTTCTTTCCCCGCAGAGGGCATCGTGGTCTTCGGACAGAAGACATTGCAAGCCACTCAGTCGGCACTTGACCGTATCAACGTGCGTCGTCTGTTGATCTTCCTCAAGAGAGGAATCTCCAGAATCTCCAGCACCACGCTGTTCCAGCCAAACGTGCAAGCTACTTGGAATAACTTCAAGTCTAGAGCAGATCAGTTCTTGGGCGATGTCCAAACTAGATTCGGTCTCGATGACTTCCGGGTTGTTCTTGACGAAACCACCACTACTCCTGACTTAGTTGATCGTAACATCTTGTATGCTAAGATTTTTGTCAAGCCCACAAGAGCCATTGAGTTCATTGCTATTGACTTCATTATTACAAGGTCAGGTGCGTCTTTCGACGACTAAAAAACATTTGAGTACTATTTAAAATAGATAGGGAGACACTACAACATGGCAAATAACTTCTGGACAAATGTCCCGGCTCAAGATCCAAAGAGAGGCTTTCGCTTCCGGGTTTTAATTCCCGGTATTGATTCTAACTTTCTTTGGTACGCTAAGACTGCCACGAAGCCACAGATTTCTTTTGGCGAAGCATCACACTCTTACTTGAACCACACCTACTATTGGCCCGGCCGAGCAGAGTGGAATGAGGTGGATGTTACCCTTGTTGATCCTGTCGAGCCAAATCTCGCCGGAAACATGTCAGCCCTGATCGTTGCTGCTGGTTATGAGATTCCCTCTGATTCCAATCAGTTTAGTACAATGTCGAAAGCTAGAGCCTCACAGCCGCTTGGAGTTGTTACAATCGAACAAATTGATGAGAGTGGAAACACTTTAGAGAAGTGGAACCTGAATAATGCTTGGGTGAAAGAACTCACTTGGGGAGAGCTTGATTACTCTAGTGATGATCTTACCGAGTGTACTATTAAGTTCCGATATGATTGGGCATCCCTTACTTCCGCAGCCGATGGTCCACAAAACATCAGTGGCCCCTTCTTCGCAGGACCTACAACCAGTTAATAGAGGTGATTAAATGGCTAGTGGTACAGATGGCAAGCCCGGTGAGAGGTTCGTTATACCCAGCCAAAGATTTCTGGAAACGGTCAATCGTATTGAAGGCGGGGGAACTTTTGACGCCTCTTCCATTCCAGACGCTGATTTTGAACAAGCTTTTGGTTTACCTAGTGATGAAGAACTTGTAGCTGACGCACTACTTAGTTCGGCTAAAGCCACTACGAAAGCTAAGGATAAGGCACATTTTTGGACAACGCCATCGGTATTTTTGGACTTTGATCCTAAATCACAGTTTCGTTGGAGAGTCCGCATACCGGGCCTGAATTTAAAAGATACCTCTGCTAGCCCCGACGAGGTTGATGTTGTACGCCGCTCTATACTTGCTGATGCAAGTGGTGATACAGTATGGTATGCGAAAACAATTGATAAACCAACTTATGCTGTGAAAAACATGGTTGACGGTAGATACCCTGTAGATGGTGTGTTGGCAACACCAAAGATAACCGCTACATCGCCAGAACTTAAGCCAGTAACAATGACATTGGTTGACCCTGTAAGTCCCGGCTCAACAAGAGCACTTGCTAGATATTTGCGTAACGCAGGGTTCCAAGAGAAAGCAAAACCTGACAACGCTACGCGAGCCTATCTAGGGACCAACTATCCATCGGCTTTACCCGGAGGCCCAGAACCTACACACGGAGAGATGTATATAGAACAGCTAGATGCGAGAGGCGTTATTCTTGAACGCTGGACACTTATCGATCCTTATCCGATTGAAGTGAACTTTGGAAAGCTTGATTACTCTAGTGATAATCTAGTAGAAATCTCCGTTACTTGGGGATACAGAACATTTAAGGTATTTTTCCCAGCTATTGGGGATGAGCCAGAAATGGAATACTTTGCAGAAATACCAGCCGCCAATAGTTTGGGTGGTGGCGCCGCCGGCGGATTACCCGGCACATAATAATTTTAACCTAGAGAGGTAATGATGAGAGACAATAATAAGCGGCTATCAGCCGGTGCAGATCCAGCACCTGCCGTAGCTGATGATGCAAAGCCGTCCTTGGACTTTGCTACACCAACAGAGTTGGTGGACTTGCCATCAAAAGGCAAGTTTTATTCTGAAGGGCATCCCCTTTATAATCAAGAAACAATCGAAATCAAGTATATGACAGCCAGAGATGAAGATATTCTAACATCTCCTTCGTTATTGAAGAAAGGTGTTGCCATTGATAGATTCCTACAAAATGTTATTCGTAATCAACGGATTAACGTCAATTCGTTGCTATCTGGTGATAAAAATGCTATTCTTGTTGCATCGCGCATCAATGGTTTCGGAGCAGACTATACAACTAAGGTAACATGTCCGAACTGCATGGCTGTAAACGAACATACTTTTGATTTGGATGCTGTTGAACAATATTCTGGAGATGTACACGATGGGTACGATATTGTTGCAACCGATCGTGGAACCTTTCTTGTTAAACTTCCAAGAACCGAACTTGAAGTTGAAGTGAGGCTGCTAACCAGTAAAGATGAAAATGAACTCGCTGCAAAAATGCAAGCAAACAAAAAACGTTCTAATGTGGTAGAAACGAACCTAACAGATCAGCTTAAAAAAGTGATTGTATCTATTAATGGTGTTGATGATATGCAATCAATCCATAAGGTTGTTAACAATTTACCGGCTTATGATTCTCGATATCTGCGTGGTGCCTTTGTAAGGATCACGCCCGGTTTGGACATGACACAAGATTTTACTTGTGATTCCTGTGGTTTCGAGAAGGAGGTAGATATACCGTTAACGGTTGACTTTTTTTGGTCTAAATAACGAGTATATCGCTTCGGTATATGAAGAGTTATTTCTTTTAAAATATCATGGCAACTGGTCATTTATGGAGGCATATAATCTTCCGATTACTATTCGTAGATGGTTCCTTAAACGCCTCAGCGACCAGATAGAAAAAGAAAACAAACAAGTCGAAGAGGCTCAAAACAAATCTAAGTCCGGAAGGCGTTAATGTCTTCCGGTCTTTTTGCTTCTCGAAACTATTTACATACAGGGAGAATATAGGCTATGGACGATATTAGTGAACAAATAGATCTGGTTTTAGAATCATCTTTAGAAGAGTTTGTTAGAGCCGGTTCTCTCAAGGGAGCATCGAAGGCCAAACAATATGACCCTGATGCTTTTCTAAGAGGAGGGCAGAAGAGATTTGGCTTCTTGCCAACAACGTACAAGTCTCGCGCCACAAAATCTTTAGCTCGTACCGCCGCCGGCCCTTTAGCCCGAACGGATCGTCTCGTAGCAGCCGACGCAGCAGTAGATGTTGAGCCTAGAGAACAGAGTCCAGAGAGGCTTGTCCCGACACCCATCCCCCCAAACCTTGAAAGAGATGGCGACAAGTGGAAGCCAAAAGAGGGATATATGTGGGCTATCCCTAGCAGTGACCCAGATTTTGAAGAGGCAGACGCGGAGGCATACTATGCAGTCGAGGAAATGCCAGAACTTGAACCATCACCAGAACCCGAACCAGATCCAGCATCGGACACCGAAGATGATGATGACCTCTTACGCATGCTCGCAGACCTCATCGACGACGATGAAGATGAGGATACACCATCCACCCCTAGCCCGTCATCAACTGCCACGCGCACATCCGGCGGTCTGGGTCCAGCGTTAGGCGGCGCCGCCCGAGCCATCCGAAACCGTTTCCGCCGCAACGAGAATGTTAACGAAAACCGCAAACCAGCCGATGACCTTGTTGAAATCGTGATTGATTTTGAAGAGCTAAAGAAACAAGAACTAAATGAAAGCTTTTTAGCTATGTTTGGTGGCTGGGTTGAACAGATATTGGGTTCTATATTCACAGGCCGTTCTTTACCGCTAGCTGTTAAAGGTAGCTCTAGAGATGTTAAGGCTTTTGCAAAAGCAATCGGTGGTGAAAAAGATTATATCGAAGCAGCCAGAAAGTATGGCCTCGATCACCCTACAACATATAAGAACAAAGCAAAACTCAATAACGCTATTAGAGGTTTTGAGAAAGACACTGGCTTAAAGTGGCCATTTAAATAGGAGACATTTAGATGGCCTTAACACCAGAAGAAGCACGCGCCATAGCTAGAGCTAATGCTGAAATAGCCAGAGAACAACAAGAGAATGATGATCAAAGACTAAAGAGACTAGAAGACCAGCGCAACGAACTCGCTGGCCAAATTGAAGCTTTAGATGAGATAGCAAAAAAAGGTCAGACTGTTGTCGGCATTGGTGCCGAGCGCATTAAGCTTTTAGAAGCAAATCTAGAAATAGAAAAAGAGCTACTTAAACAAGGCGATGCAAGAGCAAAATATAACGCACAAGAGATTGCCGATTTAGAGCGCAAGCTTGAAATCCAGCGTCAGGGATATAATGATGCCGAAGGCTTTGCTAAAAAGTTTATGGGCATCACCAGAGAGCCTTCCTCCGAGTTTGGTAAATTTATTGTTGGAGGTGGTGACAGGCTAGCCGGCCTTAGTGCTGGCCTAGCTGAGACCGTTGATACTCTGAGTATCATGACATCTACTATCGATAAGATTGTGGAAGCTTCCGTCGCGCTCGCCATCGAGCAAGATCAAGTAACGACCGGGTTTGCAAAGAACACAGGACAAGTTGGTAAATTTGATAAACAAATTGTGGACCTTGAGAGAAATTTTGTTACTGCCGGCGTTTCAGTAGCAGAATCCGGAGAGGCATTCCAAAGTCTATTTGATAATGTTAATGACTTTACTATGATGACGCAGGAGACACAAACCGAGCTTGCAGAAACGGCAGCTATTTTAAATGAGTTTGGTATATCTTCTGATCTAACTGCTAAAAACATTCAACTTTTAACAAAAACACTCGGTATGGCAGCGCCCGAAGCGGCGGAACTAACAAGAGAGTTACTAGATTTTTCACAAGCTTTAGGCCTTTCACAGCAGCAGGTAGCAGAGGATTTGTCTAACTTTGGGTCTATGTTAGCAGCATTAGGTCAAGAAGGACCAGAGGCTTTCCGTAAGCTGCAAGTTCAAGTCAAGGCTACAGGGCTGGAGATAAATGAGCTTCTACAAATAACAGACCAATTTAACAAGTTCGATACAGCGGCTCAGTCCGTTGGTAGGCTGAACGCCCTCCTTGGCGGGCCGTTCTTGAATACACTTGAACTTGTGAATGAGACGAATCCAGCTAAGAGATTTGATCTTTTAAAGAGGAGTATAGATAAAGCAGGCCTATCTTTTGACACAATGGATTTTTATCAAAAGAAAGCCCTAGCCAGCGCGATGGGACTGAACGAGCAACAGTTAGCCCTTATGATGCGAGGCAGAATGGATCTTGTGTCGGAGCCTGAACGATCTGCCCGAGAAATAGAAGAGTTGGCACAAGTAACAAGAGACTTTCAAAACCTTCAAGAAGAGATGATGCAAACGTTTATGAGTTTGGCCGTCTCTTTTACACCCGCAATAAAACTTCTTAAAGAATTCTTAAATGTTATTCAAGAGCTAGCGCCTCAAATTCAGCTTATCACCGCTCTATACGCTGGTTATAGGGTGGCCATGATGGCATTTAGTTTGCAAACGAAAATAGCCGCGATGCTTAGTTTTGATTTTACAGTAGCTGAATTTGGAAGGACAGCCGCGACCGGATCAAGTATTCCAGTTACCAATGCAGCAACAGGCGCTATGACTCTGTTTGGATTTTCTATGAAAGCGGCTTTTGGAATAGTTGGCATCCTCATAGCCGGATTGTTTGCTCTTGCACACGTTTTCCTTCATGATGCTGGCTCACCGGGCCTGATAACAATCTTAGGTATGGTCTCTGCTGCCCTTATTGCCATGGGTATTGCGTCAAGTTTATTTGGATTCTCTTTGGGTCCTGTGATGCCTATCTTGTTAGCTTTTGCGGCCGCAATAATGGCTGTTGGGGTGGGCATAGGTATTGCTTCGGCAGGACTTAGTTTGATGGTTAACTCTCTTGGCTCGTTTACTACAGGCATCGCAGAAAGTATGATATCAACCGCTATGGCCGTGCGAAGTATCGTTGATTCAATCAATGAAGTGAAGGCTGGAAAAGCAGTTATCTTTACCGCTGCAATGGCCCCTGTCGCCGCGATTGCAATGAGCCCCGTAGGAGCAGCAGCAGCAGTCGCTGGCATGGTTGGCGGCGCTACGGGGGGTGAAGCAGGTGGTGGAGCAGGTGGAGCGTCACCAACGATCAATATCACACTAAGTATTGATGGTGATGAGATATCAACCGCTGTAAATTCTGTTGAGGTATCTAAATACAATAAGGGTAGACAAAGTGATATGTACAACTCAATTGTCGCTATGATCGAGCAAGGCTTGGTGAAGGGGTAAACTATGGCAGCTACAATAACCATAAAACATGTTGCAACCGGATTAACCACTACTTTGTCAAACTATTATATGACCGAGTTTTCGGACAATATCAGTACAAGCTACAATAAAGTTCAAACCTTCGGGCGTATGGACCCTCTTGTAAACTATCAAGGCAGTACAAGAGATATATCAGTTGGCTTACTGTTTACACTGACAGATCGAGCAGAACACGTTAGAATGCATAGGATTATCACAAAGCTACAGAAAATGCAATACCCAGTTTACGAAAACAAAGCTAATGCACTCACCATTCAAAGACCTCCTCTTGTTGAGGTAACTTTTGGAAACTTGATTCGAGGAAACAGTGGCGGCGCTCTTCTTTGTGCAATGGAAGGATTTTCATTTACACCCAAAGTTGGGTTCACCCCAGAAGATTCACCGTATGTGAGGTTTGGCGCCCCGAGAGGCCAGCAAAATGGCAAAGGCCAAAAAACAGATATTAATCAAGTGGGCACGGCAGATGAGATATTCTTCAAAGAATACTCATTCGCATTTAAGTTTACAGTTCTGCATCAGCAGCCAATGGGTTTTGCAATAGATTCATCTATGCGAGACAGAGAAACCGATTTGGGCAAAGACAGCAGCTATAGTGACAAGAATATGCGTTTTATCGGCGGCTATTACTTTGGATCAGATGTCGAAGAACTCACAGCAGTTGGAGTGCAACCAGCAGCAGCGTCAACAGGGGCAGATGACCAACACGGCGCCGCCGAAGAAGCCGACGCAGTTGAAGGAGATAGTGAATAATGCCAAGACACGGAACAGAAGATCTTATAACAAACAGAAACGAGTTCTATGAAGAGTTTTTTGAAGCTAGAGGTGTGGATAGGATTCGCCACTATCGATCCCCGATGTTACCTCCAATAACAGTCGATGTTATTAGAAGCTTTACAAGAGAGAAATATGTTTGGAAACTCGGAGATAAATACTATAAAATCGCAGCAAGAGCATATGGCGATCCTAAGTTATGGTGGGCCATCGCTTGGTTTAATCAAAAACCAACAGAAAACGATGTAAAACAGGGAGATGTTATTTATATTCCAAGACCAGTAAACAAGCTCTTGACTTATTTAAATATGGGGTCGATGTAATATGGCTGACAATTTAACGCAAGGCGAACAAGAGGCTCGCCAGAATGCGATTAATAATATTAACGACACACTGTCCGATATAAATGATGCACAGATCCAAGCATTAGCTGATATATATGGGATTGAGGTTGAAAGCACAAGCGGAGATTTCATATCTTTAAGCAACACCGGTGCAAATATTGGTGGAATTCAGGCAGAGATTGGCAGTTTTAGGAAGGGAAAAAGTTTAGCAGAGTGGGCTGAACTGGGCGACGGTGGAAAAGAGAAATGGATCACAAATTATTATAAACAGGGGCGCGGCCGCGCAGGTGAAGCTAGAGGAATAGACGAAGGTCAAATATTTGCGAATACCACACAACAGTTAGCTGCGGTTGTCCAAGCATGCAAAGAAGATCCTCCTGCACCCGGATCTGATAGAGCAGAACAATGTCGAATAGCCAACGAAACACTTCAAGCGAGTGTCGAAAAAGTAAATGAGGCATATGCAGATGCCGAAGGAGAGGGAGTTGATACTTCTGCTCTCCCTATCGGCGGACAAACAACTATACAGCCTATTCTTGCAGCAAAAGCCGATGGACAGAATACTGATTCAGCGATCGCGGACGTAAACACAGATACTAATCAAGACCAACAAGACCGCGCCGAACGTGCTTTAGTTATTAGGGACGCTGTTAACTGTTGGCTTTTATATAATATGGAGGCTTTTGCAGAGTGGCACAAGAACAATATATCTGTTAACGAAAAAGGTGATATAGATTCCCCCGGATTCATTGGAGTTAGGATGGACCCGGCAACACATGATCAAAGAATTATGTTAACAAATGAAGAAACACCCGGCACAACTCTAGCAAGCAGGTTCCACTCTAGAAAAGGGTCTCTTAATTTTGTTGATATTGAGCCCCACCAATATGCTGATTTAATGCCAATGTTGCGGATATTCAAAGTATACTTGGAGGAAGACAACTCAAGAACGACAGTTGAGATGGATTTTAGCAACCAAAGCTCATTGGATGGCATCGCGAGACAACTTGTATCTTCAAGCCCTTATGGGATTAAACAATCTCTTTATACCAGAGGGTCAGAGGTTGGAGTTAAGTCTTTTGAGTGGCAAATTCTTGGCACTGACCCATTCACAGCCACTAAAGATGTTGAGGCAACTCTAACACTCACAGCACAAAACTTTGCCGCATTATCAAAAGTTCGTAAAGGCCGAACAAATAGTGCCAACCCTGTCACGTCTAGAGAGTATGATTATCGTTATCTTGACTTGTGTGTTATACCAGACTGCGAAGATGATTATTCTCCAACATGCTTTGAGGTAAGGGTTGATGTTGGGTATGCAACCAATCCTGATTTTCCAAACATTGCCTCGCAAAAAGACATTCTTTATTTAACGCTCGTCGATCATGGCTTCACTATTAATGATGATGGTACACTTGATTTAACTATTAGCTACAGAGGCCGACTCGGCGGGCTAATGAAGAGCAGAAAAATGAATATTTTACTACCCGCCGGCGGTACAATGGCCAACGAATTTAGGTTTAGGGTCGAGGGTTTTGGTCTTTTATCAGCGCAAGAGTGCGAAGATAAATTAAAAAATTTAAGTAACAAAAGAAGACAAACCGAAAGAGATAAAACTCAAATTAAAAATCTTGAAAAAGGCCTGTCAGATTTTTCTACTAAGTACAAACAATTGATTCATGGTGGAATTTTAGATAGGCTTCTAAAAGCTGGGAAACTACACTTTTATAATGTGCCGGATGGTGAACTCACACAATTCAGAGAATTTATATCAGAATTAGAGAAGCCACCAAAGCTCCCAAAGCCCGCCACTTATGCGACACTTCAGAGTGGCATTAGGACCGCCTCGGGCGCGTCTTTCACAGGCGCCGAATCATCATTCGCAACCTTTGATGCAACCACCGCCGAAGAAGCTGAGGACGCTGTGGAGGAGGTCATTACTAGGCTAAACCGAACTAATCTCGCGAACCCTAATCAGGCTAGATTTTTTTTCTTAGGAGACCTATTAGGCATAGTTTTAGATCATGTAGTCGGTGCCAATACCATTGTTGGAGATATTGAAAGGAGAAAGCTACTAAAACTTATTAACGTTGGGACCGCGACAACCTCAAAAAATGTAACTGAAGTTAGAAAAGATTTAAATAAGCTTAGGATAATTATGGGCAATATGGATATAGATTCCAACAGAAGCCCTGCTGCTGTCGGTGTGAGCAAAGTAAACTTAGCACACATACCGATTTCTCTTGACCAATACAGTTCTTTTTTTCTAAATTCGGTACTCGCCAAAGAACGCACTAATTATCCTTTTTTTGATTTTGTTGATGATATTTTGTCTGAATTGATAATGGACCCTGCTACCAACGCTTGTTTCGGTGGCTTGTTTAATTTAAACTTTAACCCAAGAGTTCAAAAATACACAGTCCCAAATGTGATTAATATGGAGGAACGCTATAGCAATTTTATTACTAACGGCGCGTTTGGATCAGGCTTATCTCGGTATAAGGCATTAAACTTTACCGACGTAGGACCAAACAATCCTTTGTTCGAGTATGGAGCAGAGTCAACCTCGATAGATAAATTACACGAATATTTGATAATCTCGGCAGAGGCTACAAACTTTGACGAACTAGAGGGTGACCCAGTTGCAGATCGATCCCAAGGCATTTTTCATCTTTATTTTGGTAATCATCGTGGGTTGGTAAAGAAAATTACTTTTAACAGAACAGACCAAGAGTACCTGCCAGAGGCTCGTTATGCGGAAGAGGGCAATTTTATATTTAATCAGTTAGCAAATGTCTATGATGTAAACATTGAAATGCTTGGTAATAACTTGTTTAAGCCGGGACAATATGTTTACATTGATACAAGCCTTATTGGTGCCGGCGAGTCGTGGGAGCTAAAACAAAATGCAAAAGGTGATGTGATTCACCGATCTTGGGCTAACCTTATGGGGCTTGGTGGGTACCATTTAGTAACTGAAATAGCACATTCTATATCAAACGATGGTTTTAACACTTCAATCAAGGCCCGGTGGGTTTCGTCTGGTCAACGTGGTGAGGATGAGCCCACAGGCTTAGTCTTTGATGATGAAGAATCCGACTAGGATCTATTTATATTATGGCAATAACAATATCAGGAAATAATAATCTAGGCGCCAGAGACATGTACCTTCAAAGGAGCATGTACAATGGATATATTCTAACAGCACTTAATAAGGTCAACTCCCCGCAGATAGAAACAATACAAATAAAAGACTTCCTTAAGGATGAGAAGTTGTTAATTGGTCGAGTTGATCCGTTTGGTAACCCAATTTTGATTGATAGGAATTATTTAAAAAGCTTCTCGTCAGGCGTCGGAGGCTCACAAGTAACAGCAGTGAACTTTGTCATCGACGCTTTTCAGGACATGCAGAACAAGTTTCAAAATGCTCTTCGTCTTGGAAAAGTTGATAATGACTCACAAGCACTGGGCGAACTTTCGGCTAAAAAAGGTTACAATGATCCATCGGATGGCTATTTTAAGCATCGGCAAAGACTTACCAAGATATTCAGAAGATACATACTTGGATCAGGTAAAATAGACGAAATAAGAGATTTTGAAACATTCGTTCCTATATTTTTAGATTTTGTGACTCAGATGACACCAAGGAATCCAATCACAGAGACGATGTATATATTAACAAGTAAAAGTTCTGTTTTGGATTCTGGCTTGGCAATAGAGATTTATGAAGGTGATTATGGCGATGATGTACTCAAGTATGATTTGTTTTATGATGACATTAATTTTGAGTATTTAAAAAACTTAGCTTATGGACACGGTTTTGTTATTGATAAACACATTCCGTGGAGACTTGTAGCCGATTTAAACTCCCCACAAATGGCTCCGTATATAGAGAATGCACTTACAGTACCGGGCGCCAAGGCTGGTTTTGTTTTGGAGGCCATGTATAATCGCCCTCATCTTGACGATATTGATAACGTAGCTGATATAATGCTAAAGATGTACAACATGGCTGCTAGACTTCGACCGCGATCGATTAAAAAAGCATCAAGTGCAACCACTTCTCTTGGATCTTCTAAAACCGTGTTTAAAAAATGCACCAGAAGTCAGTCTTTTGCGAGAAAATTGACATCTGCAAGAGAAGTAACACAACTGCCCCTATCGTATTGGATTGATAAATACGTTAAAGTCAGAAACGCTGAAACAGGACTTCGATATGATAATGCTACTCTTGATGTTATCATTAAAAATGCAACTGATTTAGCGAATTCGCTTGACATCAGTGCGGCAGTGCGTTATACTGCTACTAAGTTCGACAACTTTGAACACTTTAACGGCTCACTATTTCACGATGTTGTTAGGTTTGAGATGCGAGAAGATCCAAATGCGACCGGTGACTCGGTGGATGAAAGGGTGCAACGAAGTGTTCAGGCATCAAACTTTGTGATATACTAATTATAGGTCCGTGGGGGACGAATGTATTTTCAAACGCTCGACGATAAGGGCGAATGTGTAGGAGTGTATAAAGATGGAAACCTGTATTTCGAGGACATCCCAAGTGGGTGTGCCCGGACGTGGAAATACGCCGAATATCTTGAAAAAGATGATGTGGACTACGGCAGTATTTTCTGCGGAAATCGGAGTCTTAATGACGCTTGTCCAGCTTTCCTGATCGACGATTGGGTTGCTGTTGAAGACAAGTTAAAGGCATTTTATCGCTCGTTTGTGTTGGCCAAGGTCAATATGGACGAGAATTGTTTTTTTGACCTTGTTCCAAAGCCATTTTTGCTTGAATATTGCGAAATACGCAACAAAATCACGCAATATGTCTTTGAAAACTACGAAAAACCGCAAAACTATGACTTTATGGTCGATTTGACCAAGGTATTGGCACGCATACGACACCAAAGGCTAAACATTGATGTATCATCCCTCTCTAATCAGGCTCATTTGGCCAAGTTTCGGAAGGCAATGAAGAAGTTTAGCCAGATTGACCCGTATTGCCGCTACAACATCAACGGAACCAAGACAGGTCGGCTAACAACCCAGAAGAACTCGTTCCCCGTTATGACAATGGACAAAGATTTTCGCTCTATCGTCAAACCGACTAACGACTGGTTCGTGGAGCTAGATTTCAATGCCGCAGAGGTGCGAACACTTATGGCACTAGGAGGCTCTGAGGTGCCCCTAGAAGACATTCACGACTGGAATGTGCGTAACCTATTTAACGCGCACACGACACGCGAGGAGGGCAAACAGAAGTTCTTTTCGTGGCTATACGATGAGAATAAAATCAACCCAAGACTCTCCAAGTATTACGACCGAGATAAGGTGCGTGAAATGCACTGGGATGGGCAAGTTGTCAAGACTATGTTTGGACGAGAGATTGAAGCAGACCGCAAGCACGCCCTAAACTACATTATTCAGAGCACCACAGCAGATCTTGTGCTCCGTCAGGTTATCAAGGTCCACGAAATGCTCCGAGATATGAAGTCTTTCATTGCATTTACGATTCACGACAATATAGTGCTTGACATCGTAGACGAAGAGCGTTATATTATTCCTAAGTTAATTGAAAAGTTCTCTGATACTGACCTTGGCGAATATCTCGTAAATGTCAAAGCAGGAAAGAACTTCGGTAATCTAAGGACGTTAAATCTATGAACATTATCGGTCTAGGACAAGCAGGCTGCAATATCGCGGACGCAATGGCGCAATACCCACAATACAACATCTACAAGATTGATGTTGGATTGGAGGGTAAGAAATGCTTGGGCATTAAGCAACAATCTGGTCCCGAAGAGTACGAGGCCAATGCACCATCAATGAAAACTTTCTTCCGTAACATCAAGGGTGATACTCTTCTTATTGTTGGAGGTTCAGGGAGTATTTCTGCTATGTCTCTTCGTATTATGGAGACAATCAAAGACAAATGCAAGATAGATTTGCTTTATATCAAACCAGATGGAAGCCTCTTGACTGGAAAGCGCCAGATGCACGAAAAAGTAACATATAATGTGTTGCAAAACTATGCCCGTTCTGGTGCCATCAGCCGGATGTATCTTATTTCAAACTCACAGTTGGAGAACATCCTCGGTGATGTGCCGATTATGGGCTACTTTGATAAGTTGAACGAACTCATTGTTTCAACGATACATATGATTAACGTTTTTAAGAATTCTACCCCTGTTCTTGGTGGGCTCCGTGAGCCTGCTGAGACACGACGGATTTGCACAGTTGGAATCTACGATATGGAAAAAGATGAAGAAAAGTTGTTTTTTTCGCTTGACACCATCCGTGAGACGTGCTATATTTATAGTGTTGGGGAAAGAAGACTGCGCGAAGATGGATCTCTTCACAAGACCATCATTTCGCAGATGAAGGGCAAGACAAATGATGAGACACCAAATGTCTCGTTTGGCGTCTTTCCTACCAACTACGAGACGGATTATGGGTATGTCATTGCTTATAGTCCCAATATACAAAACTAGTAGAACGGAAAATTTGCTGTTCTAACTTTATTAAGGAGAAAAAACAAAATGGCTATTGATCTAAACAAGATGCGTGCAAAACTGACTGCACTTCAAAACCGAGGCGAAAAGAAGGATTCTGCTTTCTGGCGTCCAGAGGATGGCGAACAAACGATTCGTATCGTCCCGACTGCTGATGGCGACCCCTTCAAGGAGTATTGGTTCCACTACAACTTGGGTAAGAACCCCGGTTTCCTGTCCCCGAAGCGTAACTTCGGTATTGACGACCCGCTGAACGATTTCGTTCGTCAGTTGTTCAAGGATGGAACAGAGGATTCTATCAAGATGGCGAAGAACCTTATGGCTCGTCAACGTTTCTTTGCTCCCGTGTTGGTTCGCGGTGAGGAAGAGAAGGGAGTCCGTATCTGGGGCTTTGGTAAGATGGCG